GGTTTACAATGGTATATTAGCTTTAGTCAACTAGAATCATTGTTAAGAAGTGCTCCATTCAATGAACACCTAATGTTAGGTGGTTATAATGAAATTGGACATTTGATTTATGAATATCGTCCTGCATTTCTCATGGATATGAAGTCGGTTATTTCGTATGATTCTAAATACATCACTAAAGCACCTAACAGCAAATATGATAGCTATATTTTTAATTGGCGCAAAGCCGTAGAAGATGGCGTCTGTATTAAATTAATTAAGGAACACCCTCTTCAAGAAAGTAAAAGTTATAAATAGAACAGGAGGAATTTTTATGTTCTATTTAATGATTAAAACACATAATAAAACTAAATTAAAATATCTTTGCAAATGTACTAATAGAGATCCATACAAATATAAAGGTTCCGGAGTTTATTGGAAAAGACATCTCAAAGATCATGGAAGCGATATTACTACCGAAGTGATATTTCAGACTGAAGATTTAAATGAATTTAATTCAGCGTGTTTACGCTATTCTAAAGAATTTAATGTAAAAGATTCTGATGAATGGGCTAACCTAATAGAAGAAAATGGATTAGATGGAGGTACAACTCACACTAACCCGTATTGGCTAAAAGGATTTAAACATTCAAATGAATCAAAAAGTAAAATATCAGAATCTTCGAAAAAGAAAAGAGTACCTCTATCTGAAAACGTTAAACAAAAGATAAGCGATGCTTTACGCGGAAAATCTATAAAATGTTCTCCTAAGGGCGTTGCAAAAACAGAAGAACATAAACGTAAAGTATCTCAAGCTTTAAAAGGAAAGCCTAAGAATTTTTATAAAAATGGTTTAGAAAATATGAAGACGTCAGTTAGTGAACGCCAAAAAAGAAAATATAAATGTTCAGTTTGTGGTAAAATAGGAAATGCTGGGCAAATCGGTCGTTATCATAAAGAATGTATGAAGGAGTTATCATGGAACAAAATGGAAATCAATCAGAGCGAGCATCAGTAAAAGTTTTAAAAGAAGCAATGGATTTGCAGAATCGAAAGTCACAAGATTATCAGAATCCTTTGAGCCGTGTACGCCAAGCCGATCACTATCCGCGTGGCGTTTATACTATCCTTGACACCATTAATGGCAAGATGCTTCGCATGTATTCTGTATTAGAAACTATGGAACAAGGTGGCAAAGTCAATTTTGAATCTATTGAAGATTCTGCAATTGATATGATTAACTACGCGTCATTTCTTGTTGCATATATGCGTGGTGATATCGATGGTCAAGAAACGGGCAAGGATATCTTCAATCGTCGTGTAAGCAAAGCAACACATCCTACTACAGATTTGTATCCTGCAAAGTTCCGTGCAATCACCAAAGAACAAACAACTCTTGATGCACGCAATTTTACAAATATTGTACCACAGGATGAAGTTGGAAAGTACGTACCTACTGGAAGATTTGAAGAATGAGTTACGATTATTACAATATGAAAACATGTCATGAAATTCGCCAAGAATTCGCTAGACTTTATCGTCAGCAAAAGTTTGTAACAGATAAATCCGGCGTTAAAACCGTTGAAATCATGGGTGCTAGCTTCTGGGCTAATTCACCTATGATCTTTGGTGCAGTCAATGAAGACTACGTTCAACGTGAACTTGACTGGTATAAGTCACAATCCTTGAACGTAAATGATATTCCCGGTGGACCTCCAGCTATTTGGAAACAAGTTGCTGATAAAGATGGAATGATCAACTCTAACTATGGCTGGTGTATCTATTCAGCAGAAAACAATCATCAGTTTGCACACGTTGTAACTGAACTTGAAGAACGTCCAGATTCTCGTCGTGCAACGATGATTTATACACGTCCCACGATGTGGGGTGATCACAATAAGAATGGTCGTTCTGACTTCATGTGTACTAACAGCGTGCAATATATGATTCGCAATAATCGAATCTATGCTATCGTACAAATGAGAAGTAATGATGCATGGGCTGGATATCGCAATGACTATGCTTGGCAGAAATATGTTCTGCAGGAAGTCAGAAATGAATTGCAGTATCGTGGAAAGTTTTATGATTGCGGTGAAATCTTTTGGAATGTAGGTTCACTTCACATTTATGAACGTCAATTCTATTTGCTTGATCATTACATAAAGACGCACGAATTGTCTATAACTAAGGAAGAATATGACAAACGCTATAAGCAAGCGACTGTCTAAATGGGATCAACGTTATGTTGAACTAGCTAAACAAATTTCTACTTGGAGTAAAGATCCAAGTAGAAAGATTGGTGCGGTTGCCGTAGGTTCTAAAGGTCAGATTCTATCGCAAGGATATAATGGCTTTCCACGAGGAATCCTCGATCTTCCTGAACGTTATGAGAACCGAGAGGTAAAGTATAAGCATGTTGTTCATGCAGAAATGAATGTAATCTATAATGCAACGTTCAGCGGCGTTTCTCTTGATGGTGCTTCTCTTTTTGTATACGGTCTCCCAGTGTGCAACGAATGCGCAAAGGGAATTATCCAGGTTGGTATAGAACGAGTTGTCATATATACAGATGAGCTTGTGCCAACGATTTGGACAGATGCTTTTAATTTGACTTGGCAAATGTTTAAAGAAGCAGGTGTAAAATGCAATTGGATTCAAACATGAAATGTTATTGCTATACATGCAAGAGTAAAGAAGTAGACGAAAGAGGATTTTCTCCTGTGATGTATACTTTTATTGTGTGTCCTGAATGTGGTAATAAACGTTGTCTAAAGTCTACAGATCATAATTTCAAATGCACAAATAGCAACGAACCAGGACAAGAAGGAAGTAGATATAAATGAAAATCGCAATTATTATGGGTCGTGGCATCGAAGGATGTGGTGTTACGAAGTTTACTGTTGAACAAACAAAATGGATGGCAAAGAATAGCCATGATTTTGTTGTATTTTCTTCTAAAGATAAATCGTGGACTCGTAAGAATGCCCATGACGTTTCAAATGTAGTGCAACTTAAGTTTGCAAAGCAAGAAGAAATGAATAAACTAATTGAAGGTTGTAATAAAGCCGATGTAGTTATTATCAATAGTCTTCCTTCACTTAGTCATCCCGAAGAAGCAATCAATCAGTTCAAACGATCTCTTGAAGAAATTCAAAAACCAATTGTTCTAGTTCAACACGATCATTCATCTTTATCAATTAAACGTAATGCTGCTATTGAAGAAGCTGTAAAACGTGCTAATATTCTATTTGGTCATAGCGATACAAACGACTTTGCAAAATATGTTGGCGAAGTTACTGGTGGAGGTGGACTTGCCGGATTCTTTGGTGACGATGAATCAAAAACTATATTGAACTTCCAGCCGGGCATTGACTTTGATTCTATTCGCGCTAAGTATTGGCTTGACATTGATCAGACGCGTCCATTAGAACACAAATGGATTGGCCGTACTACAAGTTGGAAAGGCTATGTTCAGATGTTTAAATTCCATAATGAATTCTTACGTCCTGGTGGTTATATCACTACGTTTGAAGGTATTGAAAAGTCTCCAGCTTATCTTGATTTTAGAAAGCTTTCTGAATTTCATGGAATGATTGATAAAGACATCAATACTATTTCACTTGAAAAAGATCAACCAGCATATGTCTTTGGTCCATATATCAATGAACAGATGTTGTACCGAATGGCTTCAACTGGTTTTGGTTATCAGTTATCTATTCTAGATGAACGATTTATTCAACGATCTATTGAATATACACATTGTGAATTGGCTGCTGTTGGTGTAGTACCGGTCTTCCGCAAGTTATATGGTGAACGTTGTACACACCGCAAATATGGTGATAAACTAATCAATTGCAAGAATACTGGAACGATTTGGTTAGATGATACTAATATGCAACCAGCTTATGATTTGGTCAACAAACTAACCAAAGATAAAGTCATGCGAAACGAATATCGTGAAATGGCGTTCGAATTTTACAAACAACATCAAGATTCACAATATACATTTGCAGAAATGATGAAACTTATACAAGATAATCTATGAATATTTGCATAGTTGGCCATGGTGTTGTTGGTAAAGCTGTACAACATGGTTTTACCAACAATTTGACACATCTGTATGTTGTAGATCCTCAGTACGATACATATATAGATTCGTTATATGATTTGTTTAAACCAGACATTGTTTTTATATGTGTTCCAACACCAACTACGAAAGATGGGATAGACTCTTCTATAATTGAAAGTGTATTAAAAGAAATTAGTTTGCGTGAACATAAGCCTATAGTTGTAATAAAGTCTACTGTTACGCCCGATGTTTGTGATAAACTTTCTTCTATATACTCACCTATAGTTTATAATCCAGAATTTCTAACTGAAGCAAATTGTATTAATGATTTTGTTAATCCAAAATTTATTTTGCTTGGCGGTGAAACACGCAACGTATTAGAAGTTGCAGAAGCGTATTCACAATATTCTTTATGCAACCCATGTCCAGTCTATATGGTTGATGAAAAAACTGCGTGTTTGATTAAATATACGTTGAATAGTTTTCTTGCAACCAAAGTTGTATTTTTCAACCAAATGTATGACATATATAAAAAGTCTGGCGCTGATATCACTTGGGAAAATTTTATAAAGATCATATCAAACGATGATCGAATCGGAGATACTCATATGAATGTTCCAGGTAAAGATGGTATGCGTGGATTTGGTGGCATGTGCTTTCCAAAAGACACTAAAGCTATTATTCATTATGCTAAAACAGTGGGTGCACCATTTAGTATTCTTGAAGAAGTTGTTGATATAAATTATAAATTGCGAGATATGAAATGAAACACGCATCTATTGTACCATTAATTGGTGGAGAAACTCTTGGACAAATTAATGCTTTTGGCACAAAGCCTGATTACTTACTTTCGTATACCCCCTTCTCTAATAATGATTCGCACTTGGTTAATTACCTTAAAGATGTTCCTTACATCTTACTCGACCAAGGCAGAACGCATCCTGGGTATGTTGATATTGTTAATGCTGTGTGTCCTTGCGCTGGCCTCAGCTCTTTATCTCCATCGGCAAGCTCAGATTCTGCTGTTAACGACTGGATGATGATCACTGCAAAATATGTACTTGAGGAAATGAAACCTCAAGTATTTTGGGGAGAGAATGCTCCTCGATTTGCAGGTGAAATGGGTAAACCAATCGTTGCAAAATTACATAAACTGGCTCGCGAAAATGGATATACAATGTCCATTTATAGGACTAAGTCCCTATTACACGGACTTAGTCAAGTTAGAGAGCGTTCTTTCTATTTCTTTTGGAAAGGCGATAAGGTACCCATTTTTAAATTCTTTGATGAATATCGTATTAGTATCGAAGATCAAATTAATTTGGTTAAACCTGAGTCTACTCAACAAGAAGTAACTAATAAGAAAATTCCAAGTAAAGATGATCCTTATTATCGATATGTTCTTGAAGTTATGCATAAGGGTATTAGTCATTCTGAATTCCAGAAGACACTAATAAAATCTGCTGATGCAATGCATTATATCGAAGAGAATGGACATAACTATCGTATGCTGAAACCTTTCTTTGAGAAAGAAGGTTATACTAAACTTGCAAATAAAATGGAAGCCATTCAAGCAAAACTTGATGCAGGTGGAAATATTATGAGACGTGCTTCCTATATTCCAAAAGATTATATTGGTGCCTTTGTTGGTCATTTACCAGTTTCGATGACACACCACAGTGAAGATCGATACTTGACTTATCGTGAATGTATGACTATTATGGGTTTACCTCAGGACTTTGAGTTATTGAATCCTGCAAAAAACTTAAATCACGTATGTCAAAATGTACCAGTTCATACCGCTACAGATATGGCCATGGAGATTAAAGCTACTCTAGAAGGTAGACGTGATATGATGAATAGTACATTGATGTATCAGTTTAATCCTCAGAAAACATATGAACTTAGAGATCCAGAAGAATTAAGTAGTTTAGAATCCTTCATGTAATCATCGCCCTTCGGGGCGATTTCTATTTATAAATATAAGTAGATTTATTAATGGAGATTCTATGGCAGCATCAGAAGGCGTAGATCTTGAGTGGTGTATTGTTGAAAAGATAAAAATCAGAAACAATCTACTCAAGAAATACACAAAATCGTATTCAAGTAACATTGACCGTCAGGCTGAGCAGTGCGTTGAGCACATATACAAATTTGCAAAGAATGCTAAAGTTCAAGCTTGGCATTCTGATGATGCTTCCAATCCATTTGGAATAGCAATATATGCTAAACCAGAACCAAAGACCGACATTGTATTGAAAATAGGTAATAAGGTATATTCTACTTCTGTCAAGATGGCAGGTGGTGTACAATTGGCATCCGGTCAAGGTGGATCTACAGCTGAACTCTTTGAGGCAGCTGCTAAAAATATTCCTTCTTCTCAAAAGAGTAAAGTTCTTAAGTCAATCATTGATGAACTTAAAACAATGCCTACGAGACTATTGTCTGAATCAAACAAGGCAAGAATTTTAGAAGAAGCAAAACCAAAAGTTATAGAAGAATTTATTAAGAATGGTAAAATCATTCAAGATAAAAATTATGAATATTGGTTACAAAATAACAAAGAAACACTGATGCAATCTTTGTTAGAATTCATAAATGAAGATAAAGAATTTTTAAAAGCACTTCTAAAAGAAGCTGTTACTGGTGAATTATCACTTGCTTCTTATAGAGGTGCTGTTGCCGATAGTATCATATCACCAAAGGGTTTTTATTTAGTGAATGATACATATATCAACAGTATCATATCGAAAGTCAAGTTTGATATCCGTGGTAAATCAAGAAGTGGTATCACTGGCGTTGCGTTTAGAATAGATTTAAAAGGTTAATACATGTTTGCTACGTTTATAGATTTCTTAACTGAAGAAGCTGCATTATCTTCCAACGATAAGGGTGTTCTTCATGAACTGCTTGTTGGTAAAGAATTAAATAAAGGCAAGCATATGTCTCCTGAAGCAGAGCGTACTCATAATATTATTAAGTCTAAAACTTCTAAAGAAGAATATGATAACGCAACAAAGTTAGCAAAAGGTACTGCTGAACATTTAAGACAAAAGTTTGGCAAAGACATTGCGTCAGCACACTGGTCTTCAAAGCCAGGTGACATTGGTAGAATTACTGGCGTAGAAGAATCGCAACAGGAAAACTCTGCTGATATTATTCTACGTCATAAGAACGGAGCCCACGTTGGTATATCACTTAAGGTTACCAAAAAGAAAGGCGGTAAAGTTCCTGTTGGAAATCCAGGTGCTAAACAAACCGATCAACAACTCGGCACAAACGCTACTCAACATTATGAGAATGCTAGAGCTGCACTTGTTAAGAAGCATAAAGTTCTTCAAGGTAAGACTAATAAAGAAATGAAAGAGATCATTAAGAATGATCCAAAGATCGGCGCAGATGCTCAAAAAATGTCAAATGAAGCTATTGGCAAAATCAGAGATGAATGGCACCATGCACTATCACAGATGCATCCTAAATCTTTAAGCGATCATCTTCGCAATAATTTGTTACATGCTCACGCAACAAAGTTACCTCTATACAAAACCACAACAGGTGGAACTGGTGATGATCATAGTGTAGAAACAGAACATTCTCATACATCACACGATGAAATATTAAATGATCATAAAAACATTACTGTTCATAAAGCAGGTAACAACTCAATTGAATTTAAACACAATGGTAAGACATTCTTACGTCATAGACTTAAACCAGAGAGTACTCCTCTTGCAACTGCACTAAAAGGATCTGCAGAATGAAATCACTGAAATCATTTATAGTTGAAGAGAAGAACACACACATGGAACATGTTGAAGATTTGGTCTTCAACGAAGGCGTTAATGGTACTCGTAAAGCAATTAATTTTCTTAGATCATTAAGAGATATGTTAGCAGGACATTCCAAGTCTCCAATTACTTCTACAGTGAAGTGGGATGGGGCTCCTGCTATTTTTGCTGGTATAGATCCAAGAGATGGAAAGTTCTTTGTTGCTAAGAAGGGTGTCTTCAATAAAGAACCAAAGGTGTATAAGACTGCAGCAGATATTGATGCAGATACGTCGGGCGATTTAGCAGATAAGTTAAAGATCGCATTAAAAGAATTCTCTAAACTTGGCATTAAGTCAGGTGTTTATCAGGGTGATCTTATGTTTACCCAAGGCGATTTGAAAAAGGAAACAATTGATGAAGTTGATTATATTACTTTTCATCCTAATACTATCGTATACGCTGTACCAGCCAATAGCGAACTTGGCAAACGTATTAGAACAGCGAAAGTCGGCGTTGTCTGGCACACTACTTATATTGGAGAGTCCTTCGAATCAATGAGGGCTTCGTTTGGTCATTCAATTGTTTCAAAATTGACACAAGTGTCATCGGTATGGATGGATGATGCAAATTACAAAGATTATTCGGGTACTGCAACCTTTACGGCTGAAGAAACCAAAAAGGTTACAGATGTGTTATCACGCGCTGGTAGTCTTTTTAATTCAATCAGCGCTCAAACTCTTAATGGGATTAGCAGCGATGAAGACCTCCTATTGGCAGTTAAAACCTTTAACAATTCAAAAATTAGAAAGATGGAACAGATTAGTGACACTCGAGCTCACGTCAGAGATCTATTCCACTACATTCACGATAAATACCAAAAAGAAATCGAAAAGAAAAAGACTGCAGCAGGAAAACAGAAACAAGAAGATGCGCGCAAAAGGGTCCTAAGTTTCTTTGCTCATCACGATCAAAATCAGATTGTGGCTATTTTCGATTTAGTTAACTTGTTGGTTGAAACTAAGAAAATGATCATCGAAAAGATGAATCAGGCAGGACATATAAACACTTTCCTAAAGACAGCAAACGGATTTAAAGTAACAGGAGTAGAAGGCTTTGTTGCAATAGATCATCTTAGTGGTGGCGCTGTTAAGATAGTAGATCGCATGGAATTTAGCTATGCGAATTTTTCACCAGAAATTTTAAAGGGTTGGCAAAGATGATTAAATTTTCAGAATTCATAGATGAAGGCAAGCGCGGTCTATGGGATAATATCCACGCAAAGCGCAAGCGCATTAAGAACGGTTCGGGCGAACGTATGCGCAAGCCCGGAGAAAAGGGTGCTCCTACTGCTGCTGACTTTAAAGCTGCAAATGAAGAAGTTGAGCACACTGATTATCTCTTAGAATATCCTGAAGATCTACAGAAGATGAAGAAAGCTGACTCATATAAAGTTGGTGACAAAGTCTTTACAAAAGTTGGTGGCAAATGGCACAAGGGGCATGTCACGACTCCGTTGAATAAAGCTGGTAATCACGGCGTAAAATTTCAACATAATGGGCAAACACACTCTTACGTTAGTTCGCCAGACCAACTTAGATTACACGTTGAAGAAGTTGTGGCGGAAGAACTCTCGGTTGACGAACAATTTGATTTGATTGAAGAAGTTGTAGAAGAACTAGCAATTCAAAATGGAATTGATTCTGAATCTATCTGGGAAACTCTAGAATCAGTTGATGACACAGAACTTCTAGAATATGCTATAGATAAGAAAGGCCATAAGTCTTCTACTGGTGGTCTAACACAAAAAGGTGTAGATGCTTATAATCGTAAGACTGGTGGAAATCTTCAAACGGCTGTAACAACTCCTCCATCAAAGTTAAAACCAGATAGCAAAGCTGCTAAGCGCCGCAAGTCTTTCTGCGCTCGCATGGGCGGAGTCAAAGGACCTATGAAAGATGAGAAGGGTCGTCCAACACGTAAAGCATTAGCTCTTAGAAAGTGGAATTGTTGATGTTAAGCTTTAAACAATTTAATGAAGAAAATAATATTGGTTATGAAGGTACTGATAAACTTACACAACATCGTAAGAAAATGACACCTGGAGAAAAGCCAGAAACTCCTAATATGTTACCTAGTTATGAAGAATCTGAAAACATAAAAACAGATAAATAACTAATAATCTTATTAATTGATGGAAGCTAATGAAACAATTTAAACAGCTCATTAAAGAGCTACCCTCTAAAAAAGTAGTGTTTGCTTTCGGTCGTTTTCAACCGCCAACGACCGGACACGAGTTATTGGTAAACGCTGTCAAAAAGATCGCTTCTGCACAGAAAGCCGATCACGTCATATTTGCTTCCCGCACACAAGATAAGAAAAGCAATCCACTTCCAGTGGATCGTAAGGTGTACTACCTTAAAAGAATGTTTCCAAATACTAACTTCATTGCTGCTAATGAAGAGATTAGAACATTCATGGAAGCAGCAAAGGCTTTATCTAAAAAGTATAAAAATCTAGTAATGATTGCTGGATCTGATAGAGTTCCAGAATATAAGAAACTATTAGATCGTTATAACGGCGATGTATTCCACTTTGATACTGTTGAAGTAGTATCTGCGGGTGAACGTGATCCAGATGCCGATACTGCGTCGGGTATGTCTGGTACGAAGATGAGAGAAGCTGCAAAGAAGAACGACTTTGCATTATTCAAAAAAGGATTACCGCATACTCTAACTGAACTTGATGGCAAACGCCTGATGAATGAAATTCGTCAAGGCATGGGTATGGATATTGTTAAAGAACAAGTAAAGTTTGAAACAGATGATATTCGTGAAAAGTATTTCTCAGGTGATATCTTTCACGTTGGCGATATTGTCGAATCAAATGGTGTAGTTTATCAAATCGTTAAGCGTGGTTCTAATCATCTATTAGTAGAAGACGAACAGGGTAATAAGATTAGTAAATGGCCACAAGATTTACAGGAATCTACGAAAGAATTTAAAGGTCTAAACGAAATGTTAATCAAGTCAGCTGATAAGTTAAAAGTTGCACGTATCATTGCATCTTCTCTAGGTATGGAAGATGTTGATGAAAAGACTGGTGCAGAACAAATGGTTAATGTTTCTCTTCGTAAAATTAAGAGCAAGAATTTAACACCCGAAGCATGGAAGATTCTTGGCAATATGCTTAAACTTGCGACAGATGCAGGTATTAAATATGATTCATCTATCATTCCAGAAACTAAATTCAAAGTAATGGGTTTAGAGGAAGAAAAAGAATCAGAAGAATATGTCGAAATGGAAGACAATGATATCGATGATATGATCAATGGACTTACAGATGACGATTATCTGGAAGCATATGATGATGAAGAGTTGTCAATCGTAGACGATGAAACCGGTGAACATATTGCAGAGCTTAAAGAAGAAGTGATAAATGAAGTTCTTTCTAGAGCAGAACGAATTCGTGCTAAAATAAGATTTGCTCGTTCAGAAGCAAAACGCGAACGTAAAACTAAAATTGCTCTTAAAACACGTTCTAATACGGCAACATTAAATACAAGAGCACGTCGTCTAGCTATTGTTACTATGAAAAAGCGTTTAGCTAAGAAGCCTCTTGATAAGTTATCAGTCGCTGAAAAGGAAAGATTAGAAGCTACTATTGCTAAACGTAAAAAGATAATTGATCGTATTGCAATGCGTTTAGTTCCTAGAGTTAAGAAGATAGAGAACGATCGTCTTAGCCATAAAAAATATACAAAATAAGGATTCTTGAAATGGATTTAGTTGTTTCAATGAGAAAGTGTTTAGCTAATACTTTCGTCTTTTACTTTAAAGCTCATAGTTTCCATTGGAATATTGAAGGAATTAATTTTCCTACATATCATTCTTTCTTTGGTGATTTATACGAAGATCTTCATGGAGCAGTAGATCCATTAGCAGAAGAAATTAGAGCATTAGATCAATATGCTCCACTTGGTATCAATGATTTATACCGTGATGCAACTATTGCTGATAGTAATTTAAAAGGTGATCAAGTAAAAGAAATGTTAACTGCAGCGTTAAGCGATAATGCTACAGTTTTAGAATGCTTGAATACTTCATTTACATTAGCATCTAAAGAAAATAAACAGGGATTGGCTGATCTATTAGCCGGTCGTATAGACATTCATAAGAAACACGAATGGATGCTCCGTTCTTGTTTAAAAGGAGCATAAATATGGCAGATAGAGAAGAAGTGCAGGATACATCTGACTATAAATTAGATAAGCACGGGAAAAAAATCAAAGCACATCGAATCATTTTCAATAAAGGTGAAGACGATGGTACTAAAGGGGTTTCAGAACAAATGAAAAAAACGTTTAATCAATTCTTAGAACAACATACTTCTAATCTTACAGAAGAACAACTTAACGAAATTGTCCTAGAATTACAAGAAGCACTAGGTGCTGATGATTCTGCTGGTAAGTGGATTAGTGATTTTGTACATTCTGATAATCCAAAGTTTGCCGGTAAGTCTAAAGAGAAGCGTAAACAAATGGCTCTTGCAGCATACTATGCTAAGCAACGCAATGAAGAAGTTGAGTTAGACGAAACTGCTTCCGGTGGTCCATTGGGTTATCTTAGTCCAGAAGAACGCGCTAAAGAAGTAGCTCGTCGTAAAAAAGCACTTAAAGCAAATGAAACACCTGCTAGCAAGCGCTTTCTTGATAATGCAATGAAGAACATCAAACCAAAAAACGAAGAAACCGTAGTTCAAGAAGAGCTTAAGGGTAACCAACACAAACTTGACAAGAATAAGAATGGTAAACTTGACAAACATGATTTCAAGTTACTTCGTAAAGAAGAGCAAGAACTTGATGAAGCTGTGACTGTTAAGAAAGACAATTATAGTTGGGGCAAGATGGTAACAGTTCATCATGGGTCTGAAACTTCTTATCCATTGCACCCAGAACACCAAGAAGCTATTAAGAAATTAAAAGATGGTGAACATACATCTTTTAAAGATGAAACTAATCGCAAAGTAACTGCTCACCGTGAAGGCGATAAAGTTCATTTATCAGGCGCAGGTACAAATAAAAGGACTACAGTTTCTCATAGTCACTTTAGCGAATCAGTGTTTGATTGGAAAAACAACAAACGTGAAACATCTGATAAGTCTACTACTATGACTAAGCATGATGTAAAGAAAACGTCTACTGGTACAGTATACACTAAACAACGCGACGCTGATGGTCATAGTAAAGAATTTAATCGTAGTGGCGAAGCAGCTAAGAAGCGCGGCCGTGGTCGTCCTAAGAAGAATAGTTTTAGTGAAGCAGTAGAGTTCTTAATGACTCTTTCTGAAGAGCAATTTGATGATTTTATGTCAGAAGGATTTGATTCTTTCTTTGAAACGTATGATCAATTAGACGAAGTAAGTAAAACTACTTTAGTGTCATATGTTAAGAAGGCAACAAACGGAATGTCCGGAGTTGCCATTAATGCTCACCAAGCAGGTGGCGCAAACCCTGGATCTAAAGAAAGAAAAACTTTCTTAGCAAAAGCAAACAAACGTATCGATGGTATTGCTAAAGCAGCCGATCGTTTAGGTAAATAATTTTAAGGAGAAAACTCATGGCACTATGGGGTAAAACAGACGCATCTGGTAGCAAACCAAAATTTTTAAATGCTACAGACGCAGCTAAAGCGGTATTTGTTTCTGCAGAAGAAGCAGTACTTAAGACTAACAAAGACAAGGGTATCCTTGGCGCAGGTTGGTGGTTAGTAAACGAATATACTGATGCAGCAGGTGTAACTCGCTATAAGAGTGAACACATCATTGCTATGTCAGTTGCTAATGCTGTTTCTGGTGATGCAGCAGACGATGCTAAAGTCGCTGACATTGAAATCGTTATTACCATTGGAACTCAACCAACAGCACAATCTGCAGTTGCTGGTGAAGCAACTTTCACTGTTGTAGCTTCCGTAAACTCTGGTGCTGTAACATATCAGTGGCAGAAGAAAGAATCTGGCGCAACTCGTTGGACAAACGTTTCGGGCGCAACATCTGCTTCATTAGCTCTTACTGGTCTAACAGCTGGTGCAGACAATGGTGATCAATACCGTGTTGTTCTAGGTTCTGATTCTGGTGCTAAGAAAGTTAATTCTGACGCAGCAACTCTAACTGTTGCTTAATAGTAGGGGCGCAAGCCCCTTAACATTATGGTATTAACTGATAGTAATTTTCTACTCTATGCTATGCATCACTACGATAATATCCAGTGTCATAGCATAGAAGAGTTTGAAGAAGATCTTAGAAAATTTTTATATCTTAAAAAACTGTTTAGTAGATATAAGAACAATGGAGAATTAAGAGAAAGACTAATTCTTAATCACATAATTGTTCTATACAATATATTTGGAGATGCAGCAACTGAGATGTTATTCTTTAGACTTAAGGAATATAAATCTGAGTTATCTACATTTCTGGTTTATCTCAATAGAATGCCAGACGATAAACTTATAGACATCAATATAGATATTGATATAGCAAACGCGTTAAGGAAGATTTAATGTCAACTATAGACAACTTACTAGCTTTTAGAATTCTCTATATGTTGGTTACACCATTTGATAAGACAGATGCATATACGTTTGGAATTATTGATAAAGATGGTAACCCACTTAAGAAATCTAAAGACTTAAAAACAAGCGAAGAAAAAGATTCGTATAACAATCTGACTCGCCTTGTATTTTCCTTAAAGAGATTATTGGCTAAAGTTCCAGGTGGAAAGAGTCAATTAGCTTCTATTGTAGCAGCATATTGGCTAATTAAAGAATCTCATAATAAACGTACAGTTATACGTGAAGAAGAGTTAATGTCAATGATTGACTTATTAGAAGATAAGAAATTGACATTAGTCGAAGAACAACTTCTTATTGAGAAATTTATTTCACGATTAGAAGAAGAAGGTGTTGCAATTGCAAACACAACCGGTTCCGCTACAGCAACTGATCAACCTGTCGTAAAAGTAAAAAACGGAAAACCTGTTTCTGGCGTAGTAGGTATGTTCCGTCGTAAAAAATCTATTCAAGTGGGGCAATAATGCTAAGTTTTAAAGAAGCATACTATATGGGTAAACACCGTTCTGCTGCATGGCATGCAGATGGTGGCGCTAACGACGAAGGACACAGCGGCTCACGCTTTCGTGAAGTTCATAAAGTAACAATCAATGGACGCCATTGGAAAACATTTGGTTCACATAGTGATGCAAAAAGAGCGCATGATGCAGTAAAGAAAAAATATCCAGATAAGTCTGTGTCTATGCACAGAACTTATGTTGAATCTGTTGATATGTGCAATGTTTGTGGACAAACGCCATGTAATTGTACACATATCGAAGAACAAAATATTACAGAATTGTCTTCAGATCTTCTTCAACGTTATAAAGATGAAGCAATGAAATCAGTAGATAAGTTGACTTCTAAAGGAAAGCACAAAGAAGCTAATGATAGATTATTAGCTCACATGAAAGCTACTGGTAAACAAATAGAAAAGACTACTGCAGAAATTCGTAAAGCTGTTGGCAAGTAATGTGGATTATTAACTTCTTACCTTATTGGATTTTTCATGTTATATTAGGCATTGGTCTAATAGGGTTAGCTTCTACGTATTTGTTACGATTCATTCCAATTCCAGCAATATACATGTATAAGACTCCAATACAATTGGGGTCTATTGTTATAATTGCATTTGGTGTTTATATGTCTGGTGCAATATCAAATAATAAAGCATGGGAAGAACGTGTTAATGAACTACAGAAAAAAGTAGCAGAAGCAGAAGCTAAATCTTCACAAGAGAACGTTAAGATAGTAGAAAAGATTGTCACTAAAACAAAACTAGTTCAAGTTAAAGGCGAAGAGATAGTTAAATATATTGACAGAGAAATTGTGAAATATGACGATCGCTTTTCTAAAGGCAGTCAGTGTGAAATTCCAAAAGAATTTTATGAAGCTTTGAATAAGGCAACGGAGACACCTAAGTGAATAATAAGATCATCATACTTGGATTATTATTTTTGACTGGCTGTACTACAGTGCCAGTAGAACGTAAATTTCCTGAAGTTCCAGAAAGTTTAAAAACTGTATGTAAACCCTTAAAGAGTCTTAGTGAAAATGACAATTTGAGTCAAATTGCTAAAACAATTTCGGAGAATTATTCTCTTTATCATGACTGCGCTATAAAACAAGAAAGTTGGATTGATTGGTATAATTCACAGAAGAAAATATTCGATGGAGTTAAATAATGGAGTTAACATTACAACAATTAAAACAATTGCTCCCCAAAAACCCGTATGTCGATCATTGGCATTTGGCTTTAACGCAATTACTTCCAGATTATGAGATCAATACCCCTCAGCGCATTGCTGCGTTTATTGCGCAGTGCTCTCATGAATCTGGTGGATTCATGGTACTTAAAGAAAATCTAAATTATCGTGCAGCAACATTGAGAAAGATTTTCCCTAAGTATTTCCCTACTGATGAAATTGCAAATCAATATGCATCTCTTCCAAATAAACAAGAGGCTATTGCTAACAAAGTATATGCAAATCGTATGGGAAATGGACCTGAAGAATCGGGAGATGGATTTAGATATTGCGGTCGTGGATTAATTCAACTTACTGGCAAACAGAACTATACTTGGTTTGCAGCATCACTAGGAATTCCAGTAGAAGAAGCATCTGAATATCTTCAAACTTTTGAAGGTGCAGCTCAGTCTGCATGCTGGTTTTGGGAAACAAATAACTTGAATCAATGGGCTGATAAAGGCGACATTGTGACATTGACAAAGCGTATCAATGGTGGCACCATTGGTCTTGATGATAGAATTAAACATTATGAACATGCCCTACACGTTTTAGGAGCATGATATGAATACTGATTTACGTTTAGCAAAATGGTTACTTATATTAGTATTTGTTCCATTAGGTTTAGCATTTTGTGGTGGAGATCGTTTTAGATATCCATGTCAAGATCCAGCAAACTGGGATAAAGAATTTTGTAAACTACCAACATGTGATGTAACAAGAACGTGTCCTGAGCAAATCTTTAAAGGTCAACGTGATCCTAGATTAGGACCTCCTCCGGTGAATAAAGATGGTAGTACTAATGCTCAATTTACTGCACCGCCGGGAGTTAACTGTGGAAAATAATTTTATGTATACTGAAGATCAATTAATGGCTCGTTTACGCTTTTTCATCGGCGTATGTTTAGCCTTAACATTAACTGGAATTGTGTTCGTTGTATTATATTCTCTAATATTTGTTACACAACCTCTTAATGCAATTTCTCCAATCGATCAAAAATTCTTTGAATTGATTGTTCCTATTGCAACATTCTTAACCGGTACTCTATCTGGTATTATGTTAGCTGGAAACGATAAAGCTGCTCAAGCTGAAGCTATGAAAGCTGCTAATAAAGGATGGGATCGTCCTCCAACAAACCCAACACCTCCAGCACCTATGTCATTTGCTCCTACTGGAATGTATGGACAACCTAATATGATGCAACAACCAGTACAGAACGTTGTTGCTGGCTATGGAGGACGATTAGCTCCTCCACCAGCTCCACAACCAGAGTTATAATATGTTAAGCACAATGTTAAAAGATGGACAGAATGGATCTCTTAGTAGTAAGAGAGTAATTACCTTTTTGGCTTTTATATTGTGCGCTATTGCATTTATTTCTAATCTATTTTTTGGTTACAAGATAGATTCATTTTTATATGAATCTATGTCATATATTGTTATGGCAGGTCTTGGTGTAACTGTTGCAGAAAAGTTTTCAACTAAACCAAATCATCAAATAGAGCCAATAAATAATTACAGTCGATTATATGGCACACCATTGCCAAAACAAAGGGAACCTCTATTATGAAGAAATTATTCTTAGTAACACTTTTACTAACTGCTACTGCAGTTTTTGGTGCAGAAACACAAAAAGTTTGCATTGATAAAATGACAAAAGATGGAAAGGTTGTAATGGACAAAGCTGGCAAACCGGTTCAGGAATGCAAGCAAATGAAAGTCCATAAGAAACTTGAAGGAACAAAAGTTCCTGAAAAGAAATAATACAATTCATATATTAATAGAGTACGTGTCATGGATATGCCAGAAAGAATTGCAAAATTGGAAACACAAGTAGAAGCCATCAAAGAAGATGTCTCCGAATTACGTGGAGACGTAAAAGAAATTCATTCTAGAATTACTACAGGAAATCGCGAAATCTTAGAAAAGATTGATTCGATGGAAGTAAAATTAGAAGAAAGAATGAAAGTTGGAGCAATTGCTGCAAAGGAACAACATGATGAAATTCAACGTGCTGTTCAAGCTGACATAAAAGAAGTTACCCAAAGAGTTGACGTTTTAGAACGTTGGCGTTGGATGATTGTCGGTGGCGCTATTGTTTTAGGTTATATTATTGGACATTTAGAAATTTTTAGCAGTTTATTTGGAATAAAGTAATTTACAAGATCTCATGATTGATATATAATGGTATTAGTGATTACACAATGGAGATCTAAGTGCAAGTTAAATTAATTTCTTATTCAAAACCTTCCCGAGAGCTCGTTAATGACGGGCTCTATGACGTTCAGGAACTCATTGCTTTTTGTGCTAGAGTTTCAAATCCGTCAAATCAGTTTAATACTGAAACATCAGAAAAGCTTATCAAATACTTGGTAAAGCATCAACATTGGTCTCCTCTAGAAATGGTATCTGCATGTATAGAGGTTACCACAACACGTGATATTGCTCGTCAAATTCTTCGTCATCGTTCGTTTTCATTTCAAGAATTTTCACAGCGCTATGCTGATCCTACAAAAGATCTAGACTTTGTTCTCCGTGAGGCTCGTCTACAAGATACTAAAAATAGACAAAATTCTATTGAAACGAGTGATGCAGAATTACAGGCTTGGTGGAATGCTAAACAGCAATTCCTTATTCAATACGTTAAAGAGGTATATGCAGATGCTCTCAGAAAAGGTATTGCAAAAGAACAAGCCCGTGCTATTCTACCTGAAGGATTGACATCGTCTCGTATGTATATGAATGGTACTCTACGTTCATGGATTCACTTTATTCAAGTGCGTTCTGGCAATGGTACTCAAAAAGAGCATATGGAAATTGCAAGAGAAGTAGCAAAAGTTATTGCTGAAATCTTTCCTCTTGCAAATGAATTTGTAACAGAATAAAAAGGATAAAAAAATGGAAGATGTCGTTCACGGCATCAGGGTTGACTATTCTCGTGATAGTCTCTTTGATGAACTCGGTAAGATTAGACTAAAAGAATCGTACATGCGAGACGATGAAACGTCTCCACAGGAAAGGTTTGCATATGTTAGCAGCAAGTTTGGAAGTAATCCTGATCATGCTCAACGTTTGTATGACTATAGTAGCAAGCACTGGCTTAGCTATTCTACTCCTATTTTATCTTTTGGTCGCAGCAAGCGTGGTTTGCCCATTAGCTGCTTTCTCAACTATATTGAAGACACAGCGGAGGGTCTAGTTGATAACCTTAGTGAAACTAATTGGCTCAGTATGCTTGGTGGTGGCGTGGGTATCGGCTTTGGTATACGTTCGTCGGATGATAAGAGTACGGGCGTTATGCCACACCTCAAGATCTATGATGCGTCGTCATTGGCCTATCGTCAAGGCCGTACTCGCCGTGGAAGTTACGCTGCTTACCTCGATATTAGTCATCCTGACATTATTCCTTTCCTAGAAATGCGCAAGCCTACGGGCGATCAAAATATGCGTACTCTAAACATGCACCATGGAGTTAATATTCCTGATGCATTTATGGAAATTATTGAACGTTGTATGTTAGATCCAAATGCTAATGATGATTGGCAACTGATCGATCCAGCAAGTAACGAAGTGCGTGAAGTAGTATCTGCAAAAGAATTATGGATGAAATTGCTTGATTTGCGTATGCAAACTGGCGAACCATATCTACACTTCATTGATGAATCTAATAGACAACTACCACAATGGTTGAAAGACAAAGGATTGAAAGTTCATCAATCAAATCTTTGTTCTGAAATTATTTTGCCAACCAATGAAAAACGTACTGCGGTATGCTGTTTATCATCTCTTAACTTAGAATATTACGATGACTGGAAAGACGATAATCTTTTCCTTGCTGATATTGCAGAAATGCTTGACAATGTTCTTCAGTATTTTATTGATCATGCACCTACCGCAATCGAAAGAGCAAAATATTCCGCAATGCGCGAGCGATCAATCGGCATCGGTGCGTTGGGTTGGCATGCCATCTTGCAAAAGAAAAACATAGCATTCGAGTCTGCGCTAGCAAAATCTCTTAATATTCGTATTTTCAAAGGTGTCCGTGAAAAACTTGATATTGCAAATAAAGCTCTTGGATTGGAAAGAGGCGAAGCGCCTGATGCTAAGGGTACTGGTAATCGTTTCAGCCATCTTATGGCAATTGCTCCCAATGCTTCATCTTCCATTCTTATGGGCAATACCTCTCCTAGTGTTGAACCTTATCGGGCTAACGCTTATCGCCAAGACACTTTATCGGGCTCTAAGTTAAATAAAAACAAATTCCTCGATAAAATTATTCAAAAGCATGCTGAAATTCATTCAGAAGGATGGGCTGATGAAGTATGGCGTTCGATTATTGCCAATGATGGAAGTGTTCAGCACCTTGAATGGCTCGGCGAACATGAAAAAGAAGTATTTAAGACTTCTATGGAGATTGACATGCGCTGGCTCATTGAACATGCTGCTGATCGTCAAGAGTATATAGATCAAGCACAGTCTTTAAATTTATTCTTTAGACCAGATTCGCATATTAAATATATCCATGCTGTTCATTTCTTAGCATGGAAGAAAAAGTTAAAGACTTTGTATTACTGCCGTTCTGAAAAGATTGGTAAAGCTGATAAAGTTCACAAGAAACTTGAACGTGAAATTATTAAAGAAATTGATATAACAGCAGTCGCTCAAGGAAACGATTGCATTGCATGTGAAGGATAAAATATGAATATTAATGTTGGTGTACACACCTTATGGCCTTCTATTATTCTAGAACTTGACTATGGAGTGAGATTGCATAGACAACTCGATGAAACTTTTAATAAAGTTGAATTTGAACCTACGCCATCCGAGTGGGGTAGAACTCACAAAGTTTCCAAACGTCAAACTCAATATTGGTCTGATGACGTGATTAGTCAATTTGGTTTAACAGATTTTGAAAAAGAAGTTGATTCAGTTGTTCGTCAATATGCTGCGATGAACAATATGCAATATACTACATATAAAAGAACTTCGTGGTTTACAGCTTATGACAATGGTGATTATGCGCATATACATAATCATCAGAGTGCTTCTATTTCTGGATGTTTCTATTATAAAACTACTGGAGAAGATGGTAATATTTTCTTCACAAGTCCTGTTCCAGAAATGCGTTCTGCACCAGCCTGGGCGAATATGGGCAATAGACATGTTTTCCAAGTAAAAGAAGGAAAAATGTTAGTTTTCCCTGGTTGGCTAAATCATGGTGTGATGACAAATGAAACAGACACTCGTAGAATCAGTTTAGCATTTAATGTTGAATTTAATTATTTTGATACAGATGAATCAATTAAACAAGATTCCGATGGAGAATGAAAATAGTAAACAGGAAACGCATAGACCGTATGTTTGGTGGTCTATGCGTATTGTAGAAATGATAACCTGCATTCATATTATTGCAGGAGTATGGAGGCACTGGTAATGGACGCATATAACATCTACCATATTATAAAAAGACTTTGGTCTGAATATGTGAATAAAAGTAGCGGAACTTTAATTAAATCACAAGATGCAATCAAAGTGTGTGTATGGACTGATGATGGATATCGTGAAGTTGTCAATGTAATCTATAACGAAAAATATAAATTTATTGAATTAGAATTGGATCAAGAATGAAAGAAGTATTAAAATTTTCCGCAAGTTGGTGCGGTCCTTGTCAAATGTTATCAATGACATTAAAGGGCATCGAAGACAACACAGTTCCAGTACAAGAAATTGATATTGATGAACAATTGGATTTGGCTGCACAGTATAACATCAGAAGTGTTCCAACTATGATTATGTTACAAGATGGCGTTGAAGTAAAACGCGTTTCGGGTGCTTTGCCTGCTAATAAAGTTAAGGAATTTTTAAATGGTTAAGCAAAAATCCAACCTAATGGATGAGCGTAATAGCTTTAAACCATTTAACTACCCTTGGGCGTACGATGCTTGGTTAAAACATGAACAAGCACATTGGCTACACACAGAAGTACCAATGGCTGAAGACGTTAAAGACTGGAAGAAGAAACTAACTAAGGAAGAAAAAGAATTCCTAACAAACATCTTCCGTTTCTTTACACAAGGTGATATTGACGTAGCTGGTGGATATGTTAGGAACTATCTACCATACTTTCCACAACCAGAAGTGCGCATGATGTTAATGGGTTTTGCAGCACGTGAAGCACTACACATAGCTGCGTATTCTCACTTGATTGAGACACTTGGTTTGCCAGAAACTACTTACAATCAGTTTCTCGAATATCAAGAAATGCGTGACAAACACGATTACGTTCTAGATATTAGTTCTAAGAATGGCACTGTCGAGTCTACGGCTACACATATTGCAGTATTCTCTGCTTTCACTGAAGGCATGCAATTATTCTCATCGTTTATCATGTTGCTAAACTTCCCTCGTCATGGTATGATGAAGGGTATGGGACAGATTGTTACTTGGTCTATTGTTGACGAAACAATGCACGCTGAGAACATGATGCGCCTATTCAAAGAGTACATCAAAGAAAATCCAGAAATTTGGAATGATGAATTAAAAGGAAAAATTTATACGATCGCTGAACGAATGGTAGAACTTGAAGATAAGTTTATCGATCTTTGCGGCGAAGCACGTGACTTGAAGAAAGAAGATGTCAAGACCTACATTCGTTATATCGCAGATCGTCGTCTTATTGGTCTAGGTATGAAAGGTATCTTTAAAGTTAAGAAAAATCCACTTCCTTGGGTTGAGGAAATGATTAACGCTCCAACACATACTAATTTCTTTGAGAATCGTGCAACAGATTATGCAAAGGGTGCTTTAAGTGGATCGTGGGATGACGTTTGGGCTAAGGAGGCATAATGGCTGTAAAACATTTCGATTGCGACGGTTGTGGCGCACATGGTAAAATTACATTTAAAACAGACGATGAATTTAGGACGTCTGATGTGGCGTATTGTCCCTTCTGCGGAAGTGACATTTATGAAGATGAGGAATACGATGACGAAGAAGATCAGTAAGGTAATCATCTATTATGAAGACGGAACTTACGAAGAAATTACGCATAGCGTATCTCGTGTACAGGATGAAAAGGATAAAGGTAATGTTAGCCCAAGTCCTGTAACGCCAGATCTTAGACCTGATTATTATATTTTGCGTGATTGGAAAGATCCATACGAACCACCATATACAGTAACATGTGATAATACAAGTAATGTGCCATTAGTATATAACATTGCATCTTCTACAAGTGATGTTCAAGAATGGCGATTCACTTCTACTGGTAATGCCGGCGTACTGAATAAATATACCATTACATCAACTGGTAATGGTAATGTGGATTTATCAAAATAAAGAATTTACTGAAGATCAAATAGACAAATACTTAGGCTTTGTCTATTTGATCACAAATAAGTTAAATGGAAGAAAGTACATAGGAAAGAAACTCTTTTGGTTCTCTAAGACAAGAACAGTCAAAGGGAAAAAGAAGAAAGAGAAAGTTCTTTCTGACTGGCAACAATATTGGTCTTCATCAGAAGAACTAAAGAACGACGTCAAATCTCTGGGTGAAGAAAACTTCACTCGAGAGATTCTTTATTTGTGCTCAACAAAGGGCACGATGTCGTATCTAGAACTCCGCGAACAAATTGATCGTCGTGTTATGGAAACAGATGATTACTATAATGCTTTCGTTGGAGGAAAAATACACAAAAAACATGTTAAGCTATGATATATTTTCTATTATTCAACGCTATTGCGCTCTCAATAACTGCAGAATATTATGCTATCATGGGATTGATGGCAATATTTTCGGGATCTCCTATAGCTATTGCTATCATGGGAGGTACTTTAGGTCTTTCTAAGATTCTAATAACATCTTGGTTATATAGAAATTGGAAGCAAACTAGTATTTTACTAAAAGTTTACTTTTCAATTGCGGTATGTATTCTTATGCTTTTAACAAGCATGGGAATATTTGGTTACCTATCTAAAGCTCATTTAGATCAAGGTGTTGTGTCAGGCGATGTAACTGCAGCAGTTGCACTCATTGACGAAAAAATTAATATACAAAAGGAAAATATAAATGCAGCTCGTAAGACAATTTCTCAACTGGATTCACAAGTTGACGCAGCCCTCAGTAGGACAACTGACGCCGCCGGAGCCGATCGTTCCACAGCTATTAGAAGAAGTCAAGCCAAAGAACGAGTCAAACTCATCGAAGAAATCTCAACCGCCCAAAAAGAAATCGCAAAACTCAACGAACAGAGGGCGCCCATCGCAGTCGAACTCCGCAAAGTCGAAGCCGAAGTCGGTCCCATCAAATACATCGCAGCGTTCATCTACGAAGACAGCGCCGACCAAAACTCGCTCGAAAAAGCAGTCCGTTGGTTAATCGTACTTATCGTGTTAGTGTTTGATCCATTAGCAGTATTGATGTTTATTGCCGTGAATCAAACACTCGCTCAACAAAAACCACAAAAAGAAGAAACTATCATAAAAGAAGTGATTGATGCAGTTCCAAACAATGATATGGAATTTAATTCTGGTATTAGAGTAGATGATCAAATCACTATTGAAAAATGGTGATTTGATTGTACAAACTTTTGATAGTACAGTATAATGTATCTTCAGGATACAAACTATAAAAGAAAACAAAAGTATACAGTTCCCAATAAATCCTAGATGTGTTATAATCTAGGTATGAACTTAGTAGAACACCTCAAATCTAGACATCTAGACTTAGAATTACACCGGCCAGTCGTCAACGACACCGAAGGTGTAGCTACATTTTATCTCTGGAATCTCTCGGGTCAGTTGGTCGGTTACCAACAATATAGACCTCTTGGAGAAAAGAAACCCCAAAACAATCCTAAAGAAGGTAAGTACTTCACTTATCGTAAACAACCTACACTCGCTGTTTGGGGTGTTGAAAGTTTAAAGTATCCCGGAAGTGTCTTCGTTTGCGAAGGTGTCTTTGACGCATGTCGGCTTACTGAAAAAGGCTGTGCTGCTGTTGCAGTTCTATCTAATAACACTGGATGGGATTTGCAAAATTGGCTTAGCATGTTGAATCGTCGAGTTGTTGCAGTTTGTGACAATGATGATGCAGGTCGCAAATTAGCTAAGTTTGGTCATGAAGCAGTCTTCACTTATGAAAAGGATCTAGGAGATTCTAGTGAAGACTATGTCAATTCTTTGGTGTTACATTATGCATAAGAAACTTGATCGTTGTAAAGATTGTATGTCGTTTGTTTCTCATAAGAATAAAAAGAATCTAACAGAAGCACAAAAGCGACATGACTATTGGTGTTGTGCTAAAGGAAAGAAAGCAATAGACAGTATTGCTCTTTGTATTGTACATGATTTAAAAAGAACTAAGGAATGATATGAGTGGTGGTCATTTTGATTACAAGCAATATCAAATTGAATATATTGCTGATGAAATAGAGCAATTGATTCTAGACAATTATTCTGAAGAACTCAATGAATGGGGTGATCGGAAAGGTAGATTCTATTCGGAGGAAACTCTTATGGAATTTAAAGATGCACTATGTACATTGCGTCAAGCTAAAATTTATGCACAACGTATTGATTGGTTAGTATCCGGTGATGATGGAGAAGATAGTTTCCATCGTCGCCTTAAAGAAGAATTAGACAAATTATCATGTTCAAAGTAATAGGTAAAGAAGAAACATTGAAGGTTCTTACTCTTGCTGAAGCAATGAATGTTGCTAAGCACATGAATGAATTCGTAAGAATTGTTGGTGAGGACTTTGAAGTCGTTGGTATCTTTGGTGCAGATTCTATTAAAGAAGGAGTTTGTCCAGATGGTATTGATTATGATTGGAGAAAGCGTCGATGAGTTTTACTGAATCAGATAAACTTAAAATCCTTAAGTTAAAATCGGGAATTGCTTCTTATTATAATCTTCAAATGAAGAAAATTGGAGATCGTCAATTAGAAGCTCTTTTCTTTGAGAATTGCGTTATCAGCGGTGGTATCTCATGTTCAGTGTTTCATGAAACTGCTATTAATGATATCGACATCTACGCAAGATCTGCAAAGGCTATGATTCTTATTAAAGATTATATCATTAATTCAAAAAAGAATATTAAGACGTTTGCAACGTATTCAATCGATCCCGCAACAGGCGACAAACTTGTTACACAAGGCGCAAATCCTGCGATCACAGTTAATGCAGTAACTCTTACAAATGACGTGCAATTTATTTACATGGATACGTGGGATAACTGCAAAAGCAAATTTGATTTTATTCACTGTCAACCTCATTATGATTTAGCTACACAGAAGTACTTTATTTCTAAAGCTCAATATGACTCTATCAAATCTAAAGAATTAGTAACGACAGGATTAGTTGAAATTAAAGAAAATAGACGTGACAAATATCTAAAACGTGGTTGGAAAGAGCAATTTAAATCAGCTGAATTTAAGTCCAATGATATTGGAGAAATTGGAATTATTGCTCAGGAAATTTCACAAATAATCCCATCTGTGATAAAATAAACCTATGGGAACTCTTACTGATTATTTTGCAAAGAACGCTTACAAACACACCTATGATATTGGCGATCGTGTTGAAGGCAAGTGGAATGGTATACCATTTGTAGGATCTGTTGGAAATGATAGGTTTGTTAATGAAGATGATGGACCTGAAGTTACTATTCATCTCGATCTTCCTATTGTCTATAAAAGCAAAGTTCATAATATTTTAGTAGTTAAGCATAAACAAATTAAACGAAGGAAAGAATATGTCTATCCGGTGGATCGAAAACGCAAGCATGAGTGATATTCATCTGGGTCATCATAGTGATCTTGGTGAGAATTGCATGTTGATTCGTATTCAGGATCCAGCAACTGAGTTTAAACCTACTAAGCGGGAGTTTAAAGAAGTTCACGAGTTTGAATTCCTCGACGCTGAGGATGAGGATGGCTTTCCAGATGAAGTAAAGATCTCTGATGAGCAAGCCGCACAAATCGTTAGACTGTTAGAGCACGCACTAGAAAAGCAAATGAATGTTATGGTGCATTGTCATGCAGGTATTTGCCGTTCTGGTGCTGTGACTGAGGTTGGCACAATGCTAGGCTTCACCGCAACTGAAAGGTTCCGTCAACCTAATTTGCGCGTTAAGCACAAGCTCATGAAAGCACTTGGTTGGACTTACGATAGCAACGAGCCAAAGACTTCGACAGGTGGTTATCTATCCATGAATGGTATTTGGCTCCCTAATAATTTTGGAGAAGAGTGATGCCTACGGCTTATATTCTATTTGGAATTCCGGCGTCAGGAAAATCAACGTGGATAATTGTGTGATTGCTTCGACTGATTCATACGTCGAGGCATTTGCACGTTCAGTTAATAAAACATACTCAGAAGTATTTGATCAAATTATGCCAACAGCAGTTGATCAAATGGTTAATGATGTCATTAATGCATACGAATCATCTAAAGATATTATCTGGGATCAAACGTCTACTACGATTGCTTCAAGGAAAAAGAAGTTAAAGATGCTAGATGGGTATACAAAAATTGCCATTGTATTTAAAATACCAGAAATGGAAGAACTTATGAAGAGGTTATCGTCACGTCCTGGAAAAGTTATTCCATGGAATGTGGTTTCACAAATGATTAGTTCTTTTGAGCATCCTTCACTTGAAGAAGGATTTGATCAAATTTGGCATGCGGAATGAGGAAATTATGACAGGAGGTAAACCAGTGGCGGCATTATTGCGCTCAAAGGCTGATGCATCAGATCAGATTAGTATCACTAAAATTACAACTCTTAAGGAGGGCTATATGTTAATCACGGATTTTGAAAACTGTATGGGAAATATGACAGTTAAGATTTATCCTTCAGAGGCTGCTGCTAGAGCGTCTTCTCCAAATGAACGTGTTCTAAAAGTTAAAGTTGAAAGGGAACTATGAATATAGATTTCAATACATTTTTTAGAATGCGTGTAGATGTTTCTAAAATTAAAGACGATCAATATCAACTCGTAATTGAACGTGTAAATTTAGATGATTCGTTTTATAGTAGCAAATCTGAATTTTATTTAAACAAAGAACAACTAACACTTCTTGTAAATTATTTCCAAGAGATTGGAGATCAACATGATATCAAGTAATTCACCGATTGATTGGACAAAATTTATGTCAACAAGTGATAATGAAGAATTTGTAAAGACTCCTGAATTTCGTGAATGGTTGATTAATATTCTTTCTGATGAAACTAATCCAACAACTATTACGTTTACGAAAAAAGATGGTACACAACGTGTAATGAAGTGCACTCGTAGTCCAACACAAATTCCTGAAGATCAGCACCCTAAAAATAATACAAATGATTCGGAAACATCACTTCGTGTTTTTGATCTAGACAAAGGCGAATGGCGCTCGTTTATTGTTGAAAATGTTAAGCGCATTGAATATTCTTTCTAATTATGACTCAAATTTCAAATCCAGCAGATCGCGTTAAAATTAAAAAGATGCTTACTGAAGTATCTAATTCAATGACACGTATTGAAGCAGAACGTGATCTTATCAAGGAAACCATTAAAGAAATGTCTCAAGAGTTTAATCTCTCAAAGCGACAACTTAATCGAATGGCAAAAGTATATCATAAACAGAATTTCTCGCGTGAACAAGAAGAACATTCCGAGTTTGAGGATTTGTATACCTCGATCGTGGAAAGTAATACTTAAGTTTACAGTGTACAATAATTCATTTTTAGTATATAATACTACTATGAATTGGAGGACACATGGCAACTACTGCTAAAGAACCTAAAGAAAAATTGACACCTTCTGAAAAACGTGCTCAGAAGCGTCGTGAAGCCGCTGCCGCTGCCGAACAAGTTTTCGGCACTGGTCGTGGTTCTACTGAACCCACGATCAATCCATTGGATTATACAATTAGTCTAATGCGCGCATTGAACTACTACAACGCTGCTTACGAAAATAAGGATAAGCGCAAGTGGTTCATGTCGTACGTTGGTAAAAAGTCTACAGATTTTGAATCTCTTTCTGATTGGGAGTTTCGTTCTGTTGGCACAATGATTCGTCTTAAACAACGTGAACAACCTCTTACTGATAAAGATCTTCAGTTTATTGAAGATAAAATCAAAGAACTCCGTGCTAAAGCTAAATCTGGTAAACAATACTCTTCCTTGAAAGGTGAACCCAAGGATAAGGAAGTAAAAGCTACTATCACTATTCAAGATCGTATTGCTGAAGCAGCATCTATTCATATTGGTGAAATCAATGGAATGATTGACGACTTCATTACGTCTGATGTAGATATTGATGTAGGATCTTATTTGAAAGCTAACAATGTCAGCCCACAAGTTTCTAAACTCATTCCTGCAGCTTTTACCAAAACCATTAACGAACTCAATGAAGTTATTAAAGGCGATGACAAGCAGTTGGTCGAAGGTTATTCAAACATCAAGAAAACCAAGCTCAAGAAACTAATTAAAGGCATTGAATCTATCTCTGATGCATGTGCTCAACAAGTAGTTTCAGCTAAAGCTGCACGTAAACCAACTGTTCGTAAAGTTAAAGTTAAATCTCCTGCAGTTCTTGTTAAGAATGTCAAGTATATGAAGGAATTCGCAGAACTAAAAATTAGTTCTGTATCACCAGAATTGCTTGTTGAATCTAAAGAAGTGTGGATCTATAACACCAAATATAAAAAGATTCAAGTGTATCGTGCAATCGGCGAAGGCGTCATGACTGTTAAAGGTACATCACTCATTGGATATGAAGTTGCAACATCAGGTTGTAAAACTCTTCGTAAACCAGAAGTAGTCACTCAATACGCCAATATGACTAAACGCACTTTGGCCCAAGAATTCAAATCGCTAAAGACTAAAGAATCTGCAGTCAATGGTCGTATTAATCAAGAATGTATTATTCTGAAAGCTTTTAAATGATTTTACTCGATTACAGTCAAGTTTGCGTAGCAGCAATTCTTGCATTCAGCCATGACTTGAAGCGTGGTACTGATATTGAAAAGAAAGATTTGATTCGCCACGTTGCGCTTAATTCTATTAAATCATACAAGAAAAAGTATGGTAAAGAATATGGGCAAATGGTTATTGCGTGCGATGGCCGCAATTATTGGCGCAAAGAATACTTTGCAAACTATAAAGGTTTGCGTAAGAAAGCACGTGAAGAATCTGAACTCGATTGGAAGTTTATTTTTGAAACTCTAAACGAAATCCGTGAAGATCTAAAGTCTTATTTTTCGTATAAGGTTATTCACGTAGATCGTTGTGAAGCTGACGACGTCATTGCAGTGCTTGCCGAATCTACTCAGGAATTTGGTAAATTCGAACCCGTGATGATTGTGTCTTCAGACAAAGACTTCAAACAACTTCATGCATATGAGAATGTTAAGCAGTTTAGTCCTATGCTTAAGAAGCTTGTTGTAGTCAATAAGAAAGAACTAAAAGAATGGCTTGTTGAACATATCGTTAAAGGTGATTCTGGCGACGGCATTCCAAATATTCTTACTAAAGATGATGCGCTAATGATTGGCGAACGTCAAAAGTCTGTATCATCTAAACGCCTTGAAGAATTCTTTGAACGTGGTTATGAAGCATGCCGTAACGATGAAGAACGTCGTAATTGGCAACGTAATATTCAACTAGTTGATTTTAAATATATTCCTGAAGACGTTAAACAATCTATTCTGGATGCGTTTGAAACTCCTATTCAGGGAAGCAAAAGCGCTATTATGAATTACCTTATTAAAAATAGATGTCGAAATCTATTGAACGAAATTGAGGAGTTTTGATGTCAAAGTACATTACTGAAATCTTAGAAGAAGTTGATAAAGACCCAAAGTCTTTAGAAAAATATAAAACCAATGCAGCATTGAAGTTTATCTTTCAATATGCATTTATTCCAGAACAAAAGTTTGATTTGCCCGAAGGCACTCCTCCATTCAAAGAGGATCCAGCACCTCTTGGTATGAGTAGAGCAAATTTTGTAATGGAGACTAAAAAGCTTTATATTTTCACAAAACAAAAAGAATTAAACAAAGTTCGTAAAGAACATTTGTTTATTCAATTGCTTGAAAATATTCATCCATCTGAGGCTAAACTCCTCATTGCTGTCAAAGATCAGAAGCTAAATAAGCTATATAAGAAAGTCACTGCAGACCTTGCAGCTGACTATGGCTTCATTCCAAGACAGAGTAAAAATGAGGAATCAACACCAAAAAAATCTTAAGATTATTCTTTCACTCGAGCAACAGGAATTCGCTCACTGGTTGGCACACTTACCAGATGACGAAATCGACTACGTTGAATGGCTTCTTGAAGAAGTCGACATTGCTCTTGAAAACATGGTCATTGAACAAATTGGATTTGACCAAGCGAAAGAAATAATCAGTAAGTATACCATTAATGGAATAGTTGACTAACACAGTCAACTATATACAAAAAATCGTAGATGGTGTATAATTAACCATCTTGGAATGATTTTACTATGATTTTAGACATCCTCAAAGAACTTGAAGCAACTTCCTCTCGTTTGGAGAAGGAAGCCATTCTGAAACGTGAAGAAAACAACGAACTCTTGAAGCGTGTTTTCTTCTTGGCTTATGATCCATTCACTCAGTTCTATCAACGTAAGATTCCCGAGTATGTAACAGAGTCTATCCCGTGGCATACTCTAGAATCTGCACTGCCTAAGTTGGACGCATTGTCTAAACGAGAAGTAACTGGTAATGCAGCAATCGAATATTTGTCATTGCTTCTTTCAGAAGTTAGTGAAGACGATGCAAAGGTTATTGAACGTATCATTGCAAAAGATTTAAAATGTGGTGCTTCTGGCTCTACTGCTAACAAAGTTTGGCCGGATTTGATTCATGAGTATCCATGTATGTTGTGTACTCCTTCTGATGAGAAGGTGCTGAGTAAATTTAAATTCCCAGCATATGCGCAATTAAAGATGGATGGTATGCGTTTCAACGCTATAGTTAAAGACGGCAAGTGCGAGTTCCGTAGTCGTAATGGTAAAGAAATTTTACTCCTTGGAAATCTTGAAGAAGAATTTGTTAACATTGCAAATGGTCAGAATCTAGTGTTTGATGGTGAGTTGCTTATCAATGATAAGGGTATCATTCTTGATCGTCAGACTGGAAATGGCATCCTAAATAAAGCTGTTAAGGGTACCATCTCTATCGATGAAGCCCGTAAAGTACATGCAACAATATGGGATGTCATCGATTATGAAACTTTTAAACGAGGTGTTGGAAAACAAGACTATCAGACACGTTTTACGTTGCTTGAGAATATGTCGCTTCCGCGTAAGGTACATCTTGTTGAGAGTAAAGTTATGGCAACTCTTGAAGAAGCTCAAAAAATCTTCGAAGAATACCTTGCACAAGGTCAAGAAGGAATTTGGGAAGATAAGCGTGTCAAAACTCAGGTCAAATTCAAAGCTGAACTTGATTGTGATTTGAAAGTCGTTGGCATTCAACCCGGTACTGGAAAGTACGAAGGAATGGTTGGTGCACTTCTCTGTGAAAGTTCTGATGGCATTGTCAAAGTTGATGTAGGTTCGGGTTTATCTGATGATGATCGTAAGCGCGATGACTATGTTGGTAAGATTGTAGCAGTAGTTTATAATGCACGTATTAAGAACAAACAGGGTGAAGAGTCTTTGTTTCTACCACGTTTAATTGAAGTACGTGAAGATAAGAATGAAGCTGATTCATCTGAAAGAATCAAATGACAATCCCAGTTGAACGTACTAACGCAGTTGTTTATACTCGTGAGTTTCTATTATCTTTATTGGATCCTAAAGAAACTCCACGTATACCAAAAGCAATACGTAAACAAGCATTACGTCTTCTTAGGCACTATCCATCGAAATTCGAAATGGACATAATTGCAAATAGAGAAGACGGTGATGAAGAAATTCCATTGATGAAAATATTTGGCAAAAATATGTAAATATTTTTAAAATATATCATAAATCACACATAAAACGTATATATATTATATCAACAAATAAAGAGGCATCAATGCATTTCTGTATATCCACCAGCGTAAAATTAAGCTATGACTTTAATGGTCAGGCAATTGCGCGCCCTCTCACATCAAATGAAGGATGGGACGGGCACAGGGTCTAAGAGAAGTAGAAATACATACGCACTCACAAGGCCCTACTGAAAAGTTAGGGCCTTTTTGTTTGGTGGTGTACAATAATTCGTGGATGGTGTATAATACATCCATAGTCTGGTAAAACAGACAAACACAATCGAAGAAAAATTTTTCAAGATGGTGTACAAAAAATAGTAGATGGTGTATAATCTCTATCTACGCTGGTAAAACAGCAAACGTTCTTTAAAAATTCGTAGAGTATTCGTAATTTGTTCCGGTGTGGTGTAATTGGTAACACAACAGACTTTGACTCTGTCGTCCTAGGTTCGAACCCTAGCACCGGTGCCATATAGATTGTAAACTTTGATGGTGAAGTCCTGCCTCTTAAGCAGAGAGAACTCGGTTCGAGTCCGAGACGATCTACCATATCGAAATACATTACACGCCTAGTAACTAGCGGTGGTAGCCTAGTGAAGGGTGCTTCTCCTACCAAGAAGTTTATAGTGTATTTCGATATGGTTTTTAATCTGTGTGTAATGTCAATCTGGTAGACGGCCTGGTTTGGAACTAGGAGGCTGTAGGTTCAAATCCTACCACGCAGACCAGTTTATATCGCGTTTGACTTTTGGTGAGGTCCGTAGGCTTTCAACTTACTCAGACGGGTTCGATTCCCGTACGCGATACCAGTTTTTGGGGGCAGTAGAGGGCTACGGCGGTGGCTTGCAACTTCCGCGACTAGATGGGTTCGATACCCACGGCTTCCACCAAGTTTTAGGATACATGCAGCAAATATAACATAATTGTTATGTAGTTGGTTCGATCCCAACATTTTCCGCCATTTTGGAAAATTAGCTCATTTGGTAGAGCAAACAAAAAGTGTATCCTGTTGTTTAATAGTGACGTGGGTGAGAGGCTTAAACCACCTTCCTGCTAAGAAGACGATCCAGCAAAAACTGGGTCCGAGGGTTCGAATCCCTCCGTCACTGCCAATTTTATGCCTGTATAGTTTAATGGTAGAACTCCGAGCTTATACCTCGGCATCGGCGCCAGATTAGCGCACAGTCTAGGTTCGAATCCTAGTGCAGGTACCACTTTATAATGAAAGGAAGCGATATGCCTAGTGTATTTTTAGTAAGTGATACGCACTTCGGCCACGCTGGTGTATGCCGCTTCATGAGAAAAGACGGCACCACTAAGTTGAGGCCGTGGGATGATCCAGATGAAATGGATGAAGAAATGGTTAGACGCTGGAACGAAACTGTTCGTCCCGGCGACAAGGTTTATCACCTTGGCGATGTAGTCATCAACCGTAAGGCGCTGAAGACACTCTATCGTCTCAATGGTGATAAAGTTTTGATTAAAGGTAATCACGACATCTTTAGACCAGAGGATTATGCTCCTCACTTTAGAGATGTTCGAGCATACCATGTAATGAATGGAATGATTTTAAGTCATATTCCAGTACATCCTGATGCTCTTTATAGATTTGGATGTAACATTCATGGTCACTTGCATGATGGAAGAGTTATGATGCAACCTGTAGGAAAGTATGGAACAGAAGTAGTTGATCCAAGATACTTTAGTGCATGTGTTGAACAACATGATTTTCGTCCTGTATTGTTTGAAGATGTCGTTAAACAAGTTAAAGAACAGGGTGGTGTTATAGGCTTTAAGTAATTAAGTTGCGCCTATAGCTCAGTTGGTCAGAGCAGTGGACTCATAATCCATTGGTCCTAGGTTCAAGTCCTAGTGGGCGCACCATACATATTTGGAGATACATTTGTAGGAGTAATCATGTCACACGTTTTAGCACTTGATGCATCGGGCTTACCACGTAAGTGGATCAATTACGAAGATGCCATCACATATTTCGCAAAGGGAATGGTTGTCTGGTCACTAGGTGATACAGTAGCTACTTTCCGTGGCGGAGTGCAAAATGATGGTGTACTTTCTGTTATTGAAACTCCTTCGATCATTGCAGTAAAAGGCAAAGGTTTTAACTTAGAAAAGGCCGGAAAGGTAGTACTTTCTAACCGTACTTTGTTTGCTCGTGATAAGCACGTATGTGCTTACTGTGGCGGATCGTTCTCTAATGGACAACTTTCTCGTGATCATGTACATCCTGTTTCACGTGGAGGCGAAAACACTTGGATGAATTGTGTTACTGCATGTATAAAGTGTAATACTTCAAAAGGTGCACGTACCCCAAAAGAATTCGGTCACGAACTTCTGTACGTTCCTTATGAACCTAATCACTTCGAAAATATGATTCTGCAAAACCGGCACATCCGAGCAGATCAAATGGAGTACTTAATCGGTGGTGTTCCAAAACACTCTCGTGTACTTCTTAACTAATATGTACGGGTGGCAGAGAGGCCCAATGCAAGAGTCTGCAAAACTCTAAAACCGTCGGTTCGAATCCGACTCCGTACTCCAGACTGACGATTTCGGCTTGAAAAGCCCTTATAAATCAACAACTTATGAGGCTAAAATGCATACGTATGCATCCTGAGGGTGGATACCTTCTTCAAGCTGATTTCGTTCATCCTGATGCATTCTGGATGAAAATTGTATACTAAAGGTTACAGTGTAACAATGCATAAAATAGTGTACAATAATTGCTGGTTGGTGTATAATCTATCCATACGCTGCTAAAACAGCAAAGGAATATTGTAGATCATAGCGGTGTACAATAATTCATGGATGGTTTATAATCTATCCATACGCTCTTTAACAAATTGATCACATATAAATTGCCGGGAGGCAATCACTATATGTAAGTGTACTAGAATGCGCCATGACGGTCGAGGAATTTATTCCCACCACGCAGGAAGACATAAGTACACTTACATATAGATGCACCGTTCGTCTATCGGTTTAGGACACCAGCCTTTCACGTTGGTAAGATGGGTTCGATTCCCATACGGTGTACCAGATTTCTGGTCTCAAAGTGTTCATGGACGCACGCGACACTGTCACTGTCGAAGAAGGGGATCGTTACCCCTTGGGACCGCCAAGTTTTGCCGGATTAGCACAGCGGTAGTGCAATCGCCTTGTAAGCGATAGGTCGTCTGTTCGAACCAGACATCCGGCACCAAGACACTACGCCTCGCAGCGGTGTCAATCTCAACATAGGGTTGAGCGTGTATAGTTCGGGTCTACGCCAGTAGGTCTTTTCGGTCACCACGTAGAGTGACGGCTAAAGTTCGTAATGCCACAAATTTTGCCCGGTTAGCTCAAAAGTAGAGCATACGACTGATAATCGTAAGACAGAGGAGCGTTACCTCTACCGGGTACCAAAACATGGAGGTGCCGCCGTAATGGTATGGCAGGAGACTGTAAATCTTCCGACTTAGGTCACAATAGGTTCGATCCCTATCACCTCCACCAAGTTTAATGGACTTCTGGTATTAGCAGGGAAGTACGCCGTGGGATTAATCCTTCGGAGGCGTTGGTTCAATTCCAACGAAGTCCACCAAGTTTACATTATATCGCATTTGTGGTATAATAAAGAATATTCCGAAGTAGCACAGAGGTAGTTGCAGCGCACTGTTAATGCGCCTGTCGTAGGTTCGATCCCTACCTTCGGAGCCAAGTTTTAGAGTAGGTTCAGCAAATAAAAAGCATTCAACTTGTAATTGAAAACGCAAAAACTACTCTGTTGTATTTGCCTAGGTGGTGGAATGGTATACACTCTGGTCTTAGAAGCCAGCGCCGCGAGGATTGAGAGTTCGAGTCTCTCCCTAGGCACCATGTTTTGTAAGTGTCAGCAAGAGAAAGTCACGCTGGTCAACATTCTTCGAAGGTGTTGGTCAGTAGAAGGTAGCGGGTTCGATCCCCGTCCGATCGGAAGATCGGAATACAGTTGGAGTATCGTCTGGACTATTATCCCGAGTGACGTACCGAGTCCCGGCCGGCTTAATTACACGGGTGAATGGTGTCTATAACGATGGGGACACTACTTACAAATTCAATACTCGCCTTGACTGATGGCGTAGAGAAGGATAAATTGTCAGTCATCTTTTTAAAGCGTACTGCTGAAGTTGGTTCAGTTAGATAGGGAGATCCAATTGCCTATATCGTTAGTATGCTTTAAAAAGATTTTGGGGGCATGGCGTAATTGGGAACGCAGTAGCTTTGCAAGCTTCAGTTCGGGGTTCGATTCCCCGTGCTTCCACCAAGAATACTAAGACAATACTCGGTACTGTGAGTAGATGGAAACCGACCCATGCGAGACTGCGTGGGCTTCAATTACGCAGGCATTGGTAATTCTGTGCAGGTCAGATTGACGATGCGAAAGTAAGTCGGTCCAGTAGGGTCAGGAAAAGTATTGTCGGCGGAAAAAGCTGCCGGACGTCAGAAGTTAGATTCATACACATCGGTATCCATGGACCCGGTGGCAATTTGTTTCTAACGCCGTGTATACGTACAAGATTTTTATGCCCCGTTAACTCAGTGGATTAGAGTACTAGGCTACGAACTTAGGAGTCGGGCGTTCGAATCGCTCACGGGGTGCCAAACAATGCCAATATAGCTCAGATGGTAGAGCAGCGGACTGAAAATTCGTGTGTCGGTGGTTCAATTCCACCTATTGGCACCAATATGCACATGTGGCGGAATTGGTATACGCGCATGGTTGAGGTCCATGTCCTTCGGGTTGAGAGTTCGAGTCTCTCCTTGTGCACCAAGTTTACGCGGGTAGGGTGGTCACCACTGCAGTCTCATAAGCTCGCAGCATCGGCGGTTCGAATCCGTCACCCGCATCCAGTTTTAGGATCCATTCAGCAATCTTAAAAATTTCACTGTTAATGAAACCAAAAGAGGATCCTGTTATTTTTGGTGATATAGCATAGACGGATATGCAGGGCTCTCATAAGGCTCACAGGAAGGATCGTTACCTTCTATCACCACCATATATAGAATATCATCGGAGTGTAGCACAGCCTGGTAGTGCGCTTGCTTTGGGAGCAAGAGGTCCAAGGTTCGAATCCTTGTACTCCGACCAAATTTAGGATGAATATGATTGTTAACCCTTTGAAAAAGAATGTTCTGGTTGCAGAACGTAATCGTGAAAACACAACTGCCAGTGGAATAGTAGTACAAGGCGTTGAAGGTCTTGGTGAATCCAAGTCTGCTAAAGTTCTTGCGATTGGGCCAGACGTCACTGAAGTAAAAGTTGGTGATACTGTTTATCTCATGTGGAATAAAGCAAAGCTTGTTAAAGTCGATGGTGCACAACGTGCTATCGTCGCTGAAGAAGACATTGTTGCTGTTTTAGAAGATTAATTGCTGCTATAGCTCTAGTGGTAGAGCGCTTCCTTGGTAAGGAAGAGGTCACTGGTTCGAATCCAGTTAGCAGCACCATTCCAGGAGTTTTATATGAAAATGAGTGATGGCGGCAAGGGAAGTTCTCCTCGTCCTTATTCTGTAGATAAAGATACATACGCATCTAATTGGGATGCTATCTTTGGTAAAAAGAAAAAAGAAGATAATACTGGTGTACAAAAAACCGAGTATTATGATATAATTTCTACTGAAGATTGCTTAACTGATAAAGACAAACAATAAAGATATTGCCCGAGTGGTGGAATGGTAGACACAGCAGACTTAAAATCTGCCGCCTTGTGCGTACCGGTTCGAGTCCGGTCTCGGGTACCAATATAATTTGCATTGGTAGCACGTCGATGTATAAATAAAGATAGGAGGCACTATGCATTTTATCATTTATAAGACTACTCACGTTCAATCAGGCAAATATTATATTGGGATGCATTCAACTTCTGATTTAGAAGATGGCTATCTCGGTAGTGGAAAATGGATAAAAGCTGCCGTGAAAAAGCACGGCAGAGACTCATTTGAAAGAGTAATTCTCAAAGAGCTATCATCATACGATGATATGAAGAATGAAGAAGCTAAAGTAATCAATGAAGAAGTTCTCAATGATCCGTTATGCATGAATATGATGCATGGTGGAAAAGGCGGCTGGAAAACATTGAATGATTCTGATTCTGCATATCAAAGACGAAGTGAAGCTGGTAAAAAAGCACACGAAGTTCATAAGCATTTAGTGAATAATCTTCAAAGAGGAAGTAATCAAAAGACTGTTTCTACGTTAAAAGAAAAATACGGCAATGATCATTTTGCAAAATTAGGCAAAATGAAAAATGTAACAGATGAATACCGATCAAAATTAAGTAAAGCTCAATGCGGTATGAAAATGATAAACAATGGTAAAATAAACACCTTTGTGAAAAAAGAAGAATTGAATGAATACTTATCTAAAGGATGGGTATTAGGAAGAATTAGATCTCAGTAAGATAACAGCAGTCGTCGGGTCTCCAAAACCCTGAAGTGTTGGTGCAACTCCAGCCTGGGATGCCAAATAAAAGTTGTGTCGACGACTAATCTCGGTGCTCCCGTTCTCCCGAGTTAAAATGACTGTTTGTGGTTCTCCCCTGACGAGATAAAGCAAAAAGTAAGACGGGGCCAAATATGGAAACGTGGCAGAGTTGGTCTATTGCTCCAGCCTTGAAAACTGGCGACTCTTAATCGGGTCCGTGAGTTCGAATCTCACCGTTTCCGCCAAAATTACGAGGGTTGCCAGAGAGGCCTATTGGCGCATCTTGGAAAGGTGATGGTTGCGAAAGCGGCACGAGAGTTCGAATCTCTCACCCTCGGCCAATTTTGTGTGTTTCGTATAAATGTTTAGGGCATCATTACATGAGGGTAAAACCTCCGGATGTGGGTTCGAATCCCACAACACACAATGGAAGATTAAACAGACTGGGTCTGTAACTGTTTCGAAAACAGATTGATCGCTTTGCGGTTGCAGTTCGATTCTGCAGTCTTCCTCCAATAAGATTAGAGAATATCAAATTCTGGATATATTGTTTTATATGATGTATTTGCAATTATATCAAATTGTTCTAAAAATTCTTTAGCACTATCCCAATTTGGGGTATCATATTCTAATAATTCTAATGCAGTTTGAATCAGAACCTGACTTCCTTCTATTTTAGAAGGATTTTTAAAGTTTTTTAATTTTTCTTTATAAATGTTTTTAACACTCTTTGGTAAATTACTAACTTGAAGAATATTGTCAAGTACTGGACTACTCATAATATGAGTAAACGCAATACCAGTTATGCTCATTATTTCTTCTAATGTGGTTATGAGTTCTGGGATATATCCTACGTTTAAAAGACTTATAGTAGAATTTACACCATAGGAAAAATTTTTATTATTAGAAATATTATCGATGATGTTATTTAAGTCACAACCATGACGTATATAATCATTCACTATCTTATTGCCATCGATACTGAGATTTAATTGGATCTTGCAATTTAACTCATTTAGAATAGCAATGATATTTTTATTTGGTTTAGTATAATTTGTAGAAAATGTTATTAGTCGCAATTGCGTTGATTCTTGTTTAATTAAATTAATTAAGTCTAAACAATCCGAATCTATGAGAGGTTCTCCTCCAGAAATAGTGATAGACACTACTTCTTTGAATGAACCTTTAAGCTTATCTATGTCAAAGCGATTATTTACTTCAGTAAAATTATATAGATTTTTTAAAAATATACTTTTCTTAGAAAGTTCTCCTAGTTTTGAACTAGAATATGGCGAACACATTCTACATGCAAGATTACATGTATTTTTAAGAGATATATTAAATACTTTTGGAAAAGAGTTTGAATTTAGATCAACTGAAATGCCGTATTTAGTAAAGTCTTTATTCTTAAAAGAACGATATGAAAAAGTTGTATCAGGAACATTGCATGCTTCACAATTATGATTAATAGTATTGGAGATAATGTTTTTTCTTAATGATTTAAACTCATCATCAGTCCATATCTTTATAAAAGATTCGACTGGACCTTCAAGTTTTTTATATTTGCAACATGGCGCAATAGTATTATTTTGAAGATTTAGTTGAGCATGAAGCCAAGGTACTGCACATCGATTTCCATTTTCAATTAGATCATCTGTAGTTTTCATAAAATAAAAAAAAAAAAAAAATAAGTATATAACATTATATATAGATCATGCGGGCATGGTGCTAGTGGTAACACATAACTTTGCCAAAGTTAAGTTGCGGGTTCAATTCCCGCTGCCCGCTCCATTTAGGATTATGTATGAACGAGTTAAATGAACACGGTGTTCCACTACATGCATGCAATGAGTATAGACATGATGAACATTGGTGGACATGGGCAAAATGGATTACACAAAATTGTAAAAGACTTGGTTCAGATGGACTGAACGTATATTACCAAAAGCCTGTACAATAATTCGTGATTGTGGTATAATATAAGTATGGTAAATGATAAAGAACATGAAATTATGTCAATCACTCAGGAAGAATGTTCCGAAGTGATTCAAGCAATTAGCAAGATCAATCGATTTGGTTTTGATGGACGACATCCTGAAAAGACTTACAATAATCGTGAACATCTTGAGGAAGAAGTAGGAGACGTCTTAGCAATGATTGATCTTCTACTTGAGAATGAGATTGTGTCTTGGGCTAATGTGAACAAGGCACGTAGAGCAAAGTTTGAGAAGCTCCGTCAATGGAGCACTATCATGGACTAAATAATGCGGGATTGGTATAGGGGTTGTGCCCTAGTCTTCCAAACTAGAGAGACCGGTTCGAGCCCGGTATCCCGCTCCATTTAACTTTAACCAGGAGAAAGCAATGAAACGAAAACTGATCGTCAAGCAGCGTAACCGCTTCGTTGCTTTGGCACAATTCCGAAAAGCGGGAGTGCATCGCAAAACTAATAAAGCTTTGCGTAAATCACTCAACCAAGCTATTTTGGAAGTGTAACTCAAAGGCTAGAGTACCCGGCTTTTAACCGGATAGTTGTGGGTTCGAGTCCCACCACTTCTACCATATAGTTAAGTACATTTTGTCACTATCGTATGGGTAAGCCCATCAATCTCCCCTCAACACCGGAGTCGCGCTCGGTTCGTAGGGATCGGAATGGATTGAAATAGCTACCAGGCCTGACAACTTGGGAAATGTACTTAACTATATGGTGACTATAGTGTAAAGGTTCAGCACCTCGCTCTGTGAAAGCGATAGAATGGGATCGTTCCCCATTAGTTACCCCATGAATATGGATCCTTAGCTCAGCGGTACGAGCAACTCCCTTACAAGGAGAAGGTCATAGGTTCAATCCCTATAGGATCCACCAAGTTATAGGATAGGTTCAGCAAACCATAACGCATGCGAATGGATCGCAATTTGACTTCTAATCAAACCTTGGGGGTTCAATTCCCTCTGCAAAACAACTATCCTGTTGAATACGAATACTCTACGAATTCGGAGATGTGATGTAATGGTAGCATAGCATAGCAAAAAACCAATTCTGTAAAGAATTGTTCCAGCATATTCTAAGCTCAACTTTGTAAAAGTTCTTGTCCGTGGTTCGAATCCCGGCATCTCCACCAATTTCATCTCTGTAGCTCAAAGGTAGAGCGCTGCTTTGACATAGCAGATACGGCGGATCGTTACCGTCCAGAGGTACCATGCGCTTGTGACGAAAACTGGTAAACGTGCTTGTCTCAAACACAAGATTTTGAGGGTTCGACTCCCTCCGAGCGCACCAGAGGATTTGATATGCACGCAATTACTTGGAAACCCGGTGAAAATAAACAATTAGATGAATTGTTTGATAAGCTACGCGAACAACAATTTAGTTTAGGTGATAGATTATCTTATAATTACAATACGCATATGTTATCATCCGTTATAGCACTCACTATAACATTTGATGATGAAATTCCCGTTGTGTGCAGTACAATAGCATCAAAAAATATATGGCCACAAGGTGTTTATAGAATCTATAATAGAACTTGGAAACCAACACGAAGAAAAGAATCAATTCATCGAGGTGTTACACCTGAGATGGCATTAACCGGAAAAAGTCAGATAAAATGGCTTGAAGAAAATACCGATTGCAAATTGTATTTTTTCTCTAGAGAAACTAAGAATTGGCGCACATGGTCGATTAGATCTTTAAAACGAGATCACGAAATGGAATTCTTAGATGGAGAACACGAGTATCTTACATGTGAAAATAAAGATGATCCTAAATGTTGGCAAACTATGATTTATAATGGTGATTCAAGTTTATTGAAAAATTGGCCCCATAAATGATGTACAAAAAATAAGTTTTAATTTATAATCAAGAAAATGGGATGATTACAGCAACTTTAATTCTACGAAGCTAAAGTACTGCCACTATAGGAGGACCACCGTAAGGTGTAAATTACGTGGCTAGGGAGAAAACCTGAAGTGAAAATCTGACTCCGATAATCGGAAATATGATAGTAGTCTATCTAGTTCGGCAGGGTATAAGTGCCTGGTTAGAAAACCAAATAACGAACCGGTCATCCCGCGTTATTATTAACTCATTGGAATATTATGTCACTTACACTTAAAAATCTTGAGAGTGCACTAGCCGGTGAATCTGTGGCACATATTAAATATCGATACTTTGCCAAGATCGCTCGCGAAGAAGGCTATGAAGAAGTTGCAAAACACTTTGAACATACTGCCGATCAAGAAATTCTTCACGCATGGGGTCATCTTGAACTTCTTATTGGTAAACCTTCTACGAAGGAATGCCTTGAGAAAGCTATCGAAGGTGAAACCTATGAATTTAATTACATGTACCCAGAGTTTCATGCCGCTGCTGTAAAAGAAGGCGACATGGCTGCTGCTGGTGTAGCACTCGAACAAATCGCAGAATCGAAAGAACATGCTGAACAGTTTAAAGCTGTATTGGCAAAGGCTGAAAAGCGATTCGCTGCTCTAGCAAAAGTTGAAAAACGTCATGCTGAAGCATATCAACAAGTTTGGGAGAGTCTATAATGGATCATGTATGTATTGTTTGTGGTCACGTCCACGATGAAGAATTAGAAGGAAAATGGGAAGAACTTCCAGATGACTTCGTCTGCCCAGAGTGCGGCGTAGGCAAAGAAGACTACGAAACTCTATAAAAATATTAGGATAGGTTCAGCAACACCTCTATCGGCGTGAAAGCGCCACATAGGACTGGGCGTAGACAAGTTAAATCCTTTACGTCCTAATGAGTCTTCGAGTTCCTCATGAAAAATAAAGAAGTAGGCAACTATCCTGTTTACATTAATTCGTTGATATGTTATAATCTATCTATGAATTGAGGTTAAGTTCCGCAAATCATCGCTGATAATTGGGTCCGCCCAACATTAGCTCCATTTATTAACCTGTTGAAAGTGAAAAAATCATGAATACTTTTGTTCAAGCCGTTCAGGCACAAGAAGCTCGTACCGAAAACGGTATGAAGGCTCGTAAGTCCACTGCATCAAAGTGTGTAGACTTGTTCTTCAAGCTCGGCGCCATGCGTGGCAAGGATATCACCAAGGAATTCGTCGCAGCTTATGTTGAAGACAAGGACTTGGCTTTGCGTATCGCTCAGCATGCCCGTGACGCACGCGGTGGTGCTGGTGAACGTAAGATCTTCCGTGATATTCTAGTTTATCTAGAAAAGCATGATGCAGAAGCTGCTAAGGCTCTGCTTCGTAAGGTACCTGAAATCGGTCGTTGGGACGATATCTTCGTCTTTAAGACTGAAGCGATGAAGGCCGAGGCATATACTATGTTGGGTGACGCTCTTCGTGAGAAGAATGGTCTCGCAGCAAAGTGGACTCCTCGTCAAGGTCCTATTGCGGTTGAAATCCGTAAGTTCTTCGGTATGTCTCCAAAGTTCTATCGTAAGTCCTTGGTTGAAATGACTAAGGTTGTAGAATCCGCGATGTGTGCGAAGGAATGGGATACCATCAACTTCAGTCACGTTCCTTCTGTTGCAGCTGCACGCTACAAGAAGGCCTTTAACCGTAACACTACCGAGTACGCTAAGTATGTCGCAGAGTTGGTGAAGGATCCTAAGGATCGTAGTATTGAAGTTAAGGTCAATGCTGGCGCTGTATACCCATACGACGTCATCAAGGGTTTGAATGGTTATGGCTATTCTAACTCGTTCGATAAGACCGAACTTGACCTCATCACTAAGCAATGGGAGGCTTTGCCCAACTATGTCGGTGATGCAAATGTCCTAGCATTGGTTGACGTTTCTGGTTCTATGGCTTGTCCAGTAGGAGGTTTTGGTTCCGGTGCTAAGACTACTTGTATGGACGTAGCGGTTTCGCTTGGTTTGTATGTTGCAGAAAAGAACAAGGGTAAGTTCAAGGATACTTTCTTGACTTTCTCAGAATCTCCTGAACTATTGCACCTTAAGGGTAACGTTGTTCAGAAGTCTCAACAAATGGTTAAGTCTACTTGGGGTATGTCCACTAACCTACACAAGGCTATGGAAAAGATCTTGAAGACTGCTAAGGACGGAAACGTTCCTCAGTCGGAAATGCCTGAGATGTTGTTGATCATGTCTGACATGCAATTCAACGCCTGTGCTAAGTTCGATCACTCTGCTATGCAGATGATTGAAAGCAAGTACAAGGCAGCTGGATACGAAATGCCAAAGATCGTATTTTGGAACTTGAACGCTAAGGACAACGTGCCAGTGTCGTTCGATAAGTCCGGAGTTGCTCTGGTAGCTGGATTCTCTCCTTCTGTATTGAAGGCAGTCCTTGCGGCTGATATGGAGCAATTCACTCCTGAAGCAATTATGCGTAAGGCAGTGTGTATCCCACGCTACGACTATTAAGCTTCGGCTTAATATAACAAAGGCCCCGAAAGGGGCCTTTGTAGTTTCTGCATTTTTATTTTGACAATGGGTTGTCTATTGCTTTTTGAATTTTACTATCAACGCTAGAGTTAAGCTTGTCTAACTTACTATCAGTATCTCTACGTAGACGATCCATGTCACGTCTCATAGCTTCAACTTCATCACGTGTTTTATCAAGCGTTGCACGAACATCATTGCGAATTGCCTTTAAGTCCTGATCAGTTTCACGCTGAGCTTGCTTTACTGAGCGTTCGATCTGTTCAGCAACTGTTTCAGTGCGACGGATGTCAGTCTTAAGATCGTTCTTAATATCACGAGTGTAGTCTGTCGTCTTTGCCGAATTTTCTTCGATGACTGCAAGGCGCTTGTCGAATTCACTAAGATCTGGAGATACATACTCTGCGATCTTTTTCTTCATGCCTTGATAGTCTTTATAGACTTCAAACGTACCATATAAACCGCCAAGAGTGGATGATAAGATTGTGAAAGCAACCATTAGTTTAGCTGGTGTGAATTCGTATCCACCAATGCTAATTACTGTATCTTTGCTTGCATATTTCTTAGCAGCAGCTTCTAGCTTGTCTACTTTTTTGTTAATGTCAACTGTGTCTGTCATTTTAGTTTCCTTTCTTGTTATACTGTAAGTCAACTAAATCTCTATGAAGCCTGTCTGAAGACATCTGGCGCAGAGCACGAGCATTATCTACTACACTTTGGTTTTTGTAAATTTCTTTTGGTTGATAAAATTGATTATCCGGCATCATTGTAAAATAAGAAGCGTAACCAACTGGTTGAGTTGCTAGAGCTGTTATATTAACACCTACGGCAGCTTCATTATTCTGTACATTCTTTTTCACCGATTCATTTTGTTGAGTTTGTTGTTGCTGATCGACTTGCTGATTTCTTTCTTGCATAAAATCAATCACCAATCTATCAGTGGCGTTCATTGAAAATGCAGAGCCTAGCGATACAGTCTTGGTTGAAGACTGATTAGCAAACCCCGCAACCGATAGGCCTGTTCCAGATGATGCAGAACTAGATGCTGTAGCTGCAACCGATTCAGCGCTTTCACGTGTTGATTGACTAGATGCTAGAGCAGTCGAAACAGCTTCTTGTGTTACTGATTTTTCTACATTAGCAATTCTACTTTGTTCTGATCTAACAATGGTTAATATCGTAGACAACGATACTGTTGGAGCAGATTTACTACTTTCAGTCGCCTTGGTTGAAGATTGCGCTTGACTACTTGGTGCGCTTACAGTTGGGGCAGTTTGCTGTGTAACCGTTTGTGTTGGTGTACTAGTAGGAGCAGCAGTCGTTGTTTGAGTAACGGTTTGCTGAACAGGTGTAGTAACCACTTCAGTTGTCGGAACAACAGTACTCTCAACTGTAGTTGGAGCTACGGTTGTAGTGTTTTGAGGTTGTATACTCGCTATATACGCGGCGCCGTATCCTGGGCATGTTGGAGAATACAAAGGATTATCCTTACATGGATCTACAGGCGCAGCACCCGTACTCCAATCAGCGATAGTTCCATTCACTACAAGTGTACCAAACGGAGCAAAATACTTTTGATCGTATTGTCCTTGTGCTGGATCTCCAACTGTACCTACTGAAACGTTAGTCATATTAAGACCTAGCGAATAGTAAGATGTAGAGATAGATCCATCAGCCTTGATCGTTGTAGTGAATGTATTTAAAGCAGGAGCTCCTCCATAATACTGACTAATATTATTCCAACTGTACTTCATTGAAGAGCCATCGCCTTGAGTGGTATATGTAGTTCCACTGTTTGGAGCAATATCAGCCCAAAGAGATGCTATGAAATAACTAGCCATAGCATCTTTAAGCTGACGAGAATCCCACTGCCAAGGAGATAGAGAACCTTCAGTGCCCGGTTGCTTAAAGCTTATGACACCATTATCATACATCCAAGATTCTGTAAATGTCTGTCCATAGAATGGAAAGGAGAATCCAAGAGGTACGTGTGCGTATCCATCGTCACCTATTTGATGAGTGACGATGGGCGATTGAGTTGTGATTACTTGAGAATTAGAAACCGAATAGCTTGTAGATAGCAATACCAAGCAAGCTACCGACACCAATTTTCTTGTATGTATCATCACTCTTCTCCTTGATTGGTTGTGGGATCTTCTCTGGATTAGATTCCCATTGCTGACGAGCAGCTTCACCAATCTTACCTTCATATGGGCATGGAGTTCCAGCTGCCAACATGGCATCAAAGACACGACGATCTTGACACATTGTTGCTACAGCAGCAACCTTCATTCCCATATCATATAAAGTCTTTGATAACTTTAGGCGTTCGCAGTTCTCATCTCTGATTGTGCCGCCAGTGGAGACACCAAAGATTTGTGTTTGAACAGAACCAGATGTACCAGTTGTACATAGATCGCTGTTACCACCCGACATCATAGATGGAGCTACTGCTGTTGGAGGAGGTTGAATTACACGTTGATTAATATCAGTAACGCTGATATTACGATTGGTCATATCACCGGTGTTAACGTTTTGATTGACGTTAGTTGCAGCCGATGTATTATTGTTGTTATATGTCATAGTACCGGAGTTGACATTGTTGTTATTGTATGTCATTGTTCCGGTACTTACGTTATTGTTATTCACTGTCGTCTCACCACTGTTTACGTTCACGTTTGTATTCGTGTTTGTAGATGTATTGGTGTTAGTAGACGTACTAGTAACAGTACTAGTACTTGTGTTAGTACTAGTAGCGTTTGTAGTATTGTTTGATGTTACGGTGCTTGTACTCGTAGAATTATTGTTAGTGTCTACAAGTGTTTTCGAGTCATAGGTCGTTTGAGCGACCGACATAGATGAAGCCATAACAAAAAGCACCGCTGCGGATATAGCGGTCTTCTTGTTCATTTTAGTCCTTCTTATTCTGGCTTGTTACAGTCTTTGCAGGGTTGGTCCTTTGGATGTAGCGCCCCACAACGCTTACATTCTTTTGTGTTATACATTCCTCACCTTTCGTGTTTTATACATATTTATAAGGAGAGAAAAATGCCAGGTGTATATCGTGAGAAAACTTGCCCGACGTGTGGAACTAAACACCGTAAGAAGGGTATCTTTTGCTCAAAAACATGCTCTAATAAAGGACGTGATGAAGAGTACAGAGCAAAAATGCGAGATAGGATGCTTAATACTGATGAAGGACAAGTGAGAGCATGGAATTTAAATTGGGATGAAACGGATGAACCCGTAGCACCTCAAATTTATAAAGAAAAACCATCTCTTCAAAGAGGTCAATTTATTTCAGGAGGTGATATTTGGACTATTGCAGATGATTAATTAGATTGTACAAATAATCGTAAACCATATATAATTAAACCATATAAACATTCTAGGAGTTAGAATATGAAAACAGGCATCCTCATCGGGCGCTTTCAGCCCTTTCACGTCGGTCACTTACATTCTGTCGGAGTGGCAGCATCCCAAGTAGACAAGCTCTACATTCTCGTTGGTTCGGCAAATGCATGTCGATCAATCAAAAACCCTTGGACTTTTGCAGAACGAAAAGATATGATTCGTTCAAAACTTTGGTCTGCACACATCACTAATGTTGAGATAGTACCTCTCAATGATTATCCCTATAACGATACGCAATGGATCGCTGATGTTCGAGCAACTGCTGAACATTATGACATGGGAAAGCCTACACTCTTTGGTCACATGAAGGAAGGTAATGACTATCTTAAATGGTTTCCTGATTGGAAGTACCGCGATATTGAAACTCCTCATCCGGTGAATGCCACATCTATTCG